TTACGATTAGAGGGAGGCGATGTGTTAGCATTCAATCCAAACTACAAGGGAGAGAAGTATAAATTTAACGATGAGTTTTTCATCAACTTAAAAGTATAGTATTATGAGACTAATTAACATTAACACAACAGCATATGAGGAGGAGGACTTCTTATTGCTGACAGACCTAAACGACGATGAATTGTACGAGGTTATCATGCCTATGGTAAACGCTGAGCGTGACGGAGAGGATGAGTACGACAACGAGATGATATACGACGCCTTAAAGAAAAGGTATCCAATAAATTTAGTTGTAAAGTTTAACGAAGTAGAACAAATTAATTATTAAGATTATGAGAGCAAAGCAAGTTAATGACTACATAGTCAACACATTAGAACAAGAGCCAAGACATAATTGTGGCGCGTTGGCGAAGGCTATAACAAAGGCAAGTAAGAAGTTTAAACAGGATCAGTTTGACATGATGCATCTACTATTAGAAAACAAAGCGATAGGAGGTTACACGCATAGTTATGGGTTTCATACCGCATACGGCAGAGAACTTATAGATACGATGAGTAACTATTACTATGAGTTTAGTGTCGTTTATTAGTAGTTTGTGTCGACGTTGTGTCGATATTTTTTAAGAACGACACAGGTTAAATTATTAATTATCAATAAGTTAGGGTAAAAAATGTCGCTATGTCGATATTTTTCCTTTTATTTTGCGAAAAAAAAATAAGAATTATATTAAAATATATATAAGAGTATAGAGAACTAAAAATTGACATTATGACATTAGCAGAGGCAAAAGATTTTTTAAGAAACGAGGGTTACTTTGTAGATAACCTTTGGCATGTTAGCGACGTTCAAAACAATTTTGAATGCGATGAAGAGACGGCTCAGAATATTTTATACTGGACTTTAACAAGTCCAACTACTATCGAGTACATAAACGATAGCATTGATATAGTAGCACGAAACGAAAACTTAAACACAAAATGCGAGTAAAAAACGGAAGGTGGGTAGATAGTAACGATAACACTATCAACACGACAGAGCTAAACGGACAGGAGTTCGTAACGTTCAGAGAAAAGTTTATTGGATTGTATGGTGGTAATGTAACGCACAGCAGGATAGATATACTTCATCACGTTATGTGTATGAATGAATCTGAGGAGAGAGCCCTGTCGGGTGTATTAAATAACGGACTATTAAAAAGATTTAGGTTATGAGAAGACGCATAACAAAGGGCAAGGTTAACATTAGCCTTGCTATAGAGGAGATATCTACAAGGCAGAAAAAATATACGGAGTACATACTTCACACGATGAGTGTGACTTCTACAGACTACAACACAGCGAAGGAATTAGTTAGGAGTGAGTTAAACTTCAAGGTCATGACACGATCCCTTCAGATGATTTAAAAGCGTGCCAGTGAATAGAATCCTTCCTAGCATGGAATGTAGGCCGTCTGAATGCGTGAGTCAAAGAGAGGACTGGTACGTGATATATTCATAATGCTCTCAAATTCAGATATTGCACTGAGGGTTGCCGTTTTATACGGCATCCTTCTTTTATTAACTAATTTAAAAACAAAATTATGGCACATAAAATTAAAATAACAAAAGAACAATCAGATTTATTTAAACACACAGGTAATATTATATCATCATCAAATGGAGATATTTATATGAATATTCCATATTGGCTAAAAGAAACTGATGAAGAATATGTGTATGAATACCTAACAACTGAACAACTACCTGATGATATTATAAAACAACAGGGATATAGTGAAGAAGACATGAGAGAGGCGTATAAATGGGGTAGAATATATGACATGACTTCTTTTGACGAATGGTTTGAACAATTTAAAAAAAAATAAGATATGAAACAAACAAAATGCTATTGTGGTCATACAACATATTGTGATTGTGGACCGGAAGAACCTAAACAAGAAACACTTGAGGAAGCTGCTGTAATAAATTACAAAAAATTATATGAAGGAGAGCCACTTACTCAAGATGTGCCAATCGATGCTTTTAAAAAAGGTACTAAATGGCAACAAGAACAAATATTGGATTTTTTATATTCAGAAATAACTGAACGTAGAAATTATTCAGCCTCTAAAATGTGTGAAGTAGTGATTGAATTTATTGAACAATTTAAAAACAAATAAGATATGAAACAAACATCAGTAGAATGGTATGCAAAACAAATGCAACTAAAGGAAAAATTCACACAAGAGGAATTTAATAATATAACTAACCAAGCCAAAGAAATGGAAAAGCAACAACAAGGTTATAGTAAGGAAGATTTAGAAGTAGCTTTTCAAAGTGGTTTCACTAATGGTTTTAATATCAATAGCGTAACATTTGAAGAATGGTTTGAACAATTTAACAAATAAGACATGGAGGAATTATGGAGACAGGCCTCTGAGTACAGGAGAGTCACACCACTCAATACGCCAGAATACAGGTCTTATATCTACAGGGGTATAAAGATAATTAAGTATAACGACGGAGGAATTAATATCTACACGTCACACTTTGGGGACTTCTACAGGGAGATAAGTAAGGAGGACTACGAGTACTTCTTCGCTAAAGGGTTCAGGGCTGGCGTGTACATGCTTTGCCTACGCAACTACAACAAGACACTAGACATCATCAAGACCAAGATAAGCAACGAGGTAAACGGTAGGAACAATCAGAAACACTACAACGCACTTCGTGATCACAGGGTTTTGGTAATGAACAAATACAAGGACGTAATTAATTTAAAAAGAGAAACAAATGAGCACATTTAAAAAATTGTCAGAGATTGACATCAAGGGTAAGGTAGAGAAAAAAGGTAGCCAGAGTTACCTATCATGGGCTGTAGCATGGGGCTTAGCAAAGGCTGAGTATCCAACACTACAGAGGATTGTGTATGAGGATCAGGTAACAGGTTTGAATTACTTCACTGATCATAAATCAGCATACGTGAAGGTGGGTGTTGTGATTGACGGACTGGAGCATATTGACTACCTTCCAGTTATGAGTTACAATAATAAGTCAATAGGTATCGACGCAGTTACATCAATGGATGTTAACAAGACTATTCAGCGTAGTACTGTAAAAGCATTGGCTTTACATGGGCTTGGACTGAAGATGTGGGTTAACGAAGACCTTATAGATACTGTAAAATCATCCAAGCCAACGGCACCAGCGACTAAGGTAGCGTTAAACGTGGGCGATGGTAACTGGGACAATGTTGTAAAGTATGTTGTAGCCAACAAGAACGTAGGGCTTGCATCCCTAGTAAAGAACCTAGAGGTTAAGTATTCACTAACGACTGCCGTTAAGAAGGAGTTATCTAAACACGTGTAGTATGAGTAATGTAATTGAAAAACTTAGAAATGACTCAGACTATTATGGCACCTACGGCTCTAAATACTTATCTAACAGCACGATAGGAGTTCTGTTATCAAACCCAAAGCTGTTCGGCGTTAAGCAACCGACAACAGTGCCAATGCTTAGAGGAAGTTACTTCCATACAGCAATATTAGAGCCACATAAGTTAGAAAACTTTGAGATAGTTGAAGCGTCTACTAGGAATACAAATATCTATAAGGAGGCACTATTAAAAAGCGGTAGTGAAATGCTTCTATTAAAAAACGAGGTGGATGATATTGAGCAGATGGTTAGCGCAATAAAGTCTAACTTCTACTTTTATGAGAACATTTACAAGGATGGAAACATTTATGAGGAGCCTGCTATTGGTGAAATATTTGGACTACCTTTCAAAGGCAAGGCTGATATAGTTACTGACGATATTCTTATAGATATAAAAACGACATCAAGCGTTAGAGATTTTCGTTACTCAGCAAAGAAGTACAACTATGACAGCCAGTGCTATATCTATCAGATCTTATTTGATAAACCGTTGGTGTTCTATGTTATAGATAGCGTGACCAAGGAACTTGCCGTGTTCAACCCTTCAGAAGACTTCATCCTTGGCGGTAGAGACAAGGTATTGCGTGCAGTTGAGGTGTACAATAAGTTCTTCTCGGAGTCGGCTACTGAAAGTATTGAAAACTTTTATATGGTTGAGACTTTGTAGTATCAACTTTTTAATATACATTTGTAAAAAAAATGAAAAGATTAAAGGAAATTATAATAACAACCAGAAGAACTGGTAACACGAGCTGGATTTTAAATTCAGCTTACGAGAGACCTGACTGCATTGTTGTGTCGAAGAACATACAGCAGGCTAAGTGCATGCAGAAGAAGTACAATGACCTTCTTAAAACAAAGCCTTGGTACGAAAAGTTAAGGTGGAAGTTGTTTGGACGTAAGAAACCAAAGTTCGTGCCTCTTAGTTACAACTTTAAAATTGAAGACACGCCTGTTATATTTGATAACGGGGCGTTTTTATAAAATTATTATTAACAATTAAATTAAATTAAAATGGCAGAGAAAGTATTTGCAGAAGGAATTATCTTCAAGAGAAATGACAACGCACCTGACTTCGTAATTGGAAGCATGAGTGTGAAAGTAAGTGAGTTTGTACCTTTTTTACAGGCTAACGCAAAAAACGACTGGACTAACCTGCAGGTTAAGAAGAGTCAGAACGGTAAAATGTATGTTGAGTTGGACACGTTTGAGCCTAAGGCACAGGGTACGCAACAGCCAGCGCAACAGCCAGCACCATCGCAGGCACCTGCTCAGCAGGATGACACACTACCTTTCTAGAATGATTAAGTTGATATTTCTGGTAGGTTTCTTAATAGTTACCTACCGATTATCTCCTAAGGGTAGGTAATAAAAGAGTCAGGTGGCGGAATTGGTAGACGCAACCGCGGATAATTGTGAGTTATATAGTAAGCTAACTCTCGTGCAGGTTCGAGTCCTGCCCTGACTCCGAATGCAGTTCGATTCTGCTCGGTTATTGAGAATTGGTATCTAAATGAGGTTCGATCCCTCCTCGCAAGTCGAGAGTAGTAGCCTCTGGTGGGGTCAATATGACAGCTGGAAAGACAGCAAACTGGAGAGATGGCGGAATTGGTAACGCACATATAACAAGAGTTCTCGAGGCTCGCCTATAAAGTAAGTTATATAGTGGTATAAATGCAGGTTCGAATCCTGCTCTCTTCACTAACTTAAATTTAAATTTATGAAGCAATCAAAAAAACACTCAGCATTAGAGTCGGTCACAAATGTTGTGGTCGGATTGGTAGTATCAATCTTAACGCAGATGATACTATTCCCAGCACTAAACATCCCAGTAACATTCAATCAGAACCTAGTCATAACACTCGTGTTCTTCGTTCTGTCATTCGCAAGGGGTTACATTATTCGTAGAATCTTTAATAATAAGTTATGACACCAAAAGAAAAAGCGTGGGAAATTTTTTACAAATTTAAAACAATTCCTGATAAGTGGAAAGATGAAAAGGTATTCCAAAACTATTACGCAAAACAATGTGCATTAATAGCAGTTGAAGAAATAATAAATGAAATATATAAATCATCTTCTTTAGATACATATTACCTGAATAACGATAAAATGAATGAAGTTGAGGCAATTAATTATTACAATGAAGTTAAACAAAAAATAGAAAAATTATAAAAGTGTCACAAATACGTACTAAATTTGTGACAAAATAAAATTACCTTTAATCACAACATAAACCCTAAAAAGTGGGGTTTATATAACAACAAAAAGTAATATGACAGCGAAAGAAAAAGCAAAAGATTTATTTAACAAACTTAATGATAAAATAATATCATTTGAAGATGTACGATTAAGAGGTAATGGATTTGAAATGACAAGACAATGTGCATTAATAGCTGTTGATGAGATACTAAACACAATAGAGTATTCCTCACAAGCTGATGAGCTAAGTAAAATTTCATATTGGGAGGAAGTAAAACGAGAAATTGAACTATTATGACACACACAGAAAAATACAACCAGTACGTGCAGGAGTGGATAAAAGAAAACCCTGCATTCTCTGGTTCTTATGAGCCTATGTTGGATTTTGATCAGTGGATTGATAATTATGTGATTGAGTTTGCGGAGTGGTGTTTAAAAAACGGATTGTTCACACAATTTAAAATAACACAAAGGGCAAACAAAGAATTATTAGAAATATTTAAAAAAGAATTATGAAATTAAATTCAAACATTCCATCCTTCAAGGCGATGGTTAAGAAGTCTTACTTCACAAAGAACGAAGAGGACAGCAAGGAGTACTACAACGTGTACGTGTTCGGTATTCAATCTTGCGCAGGACAGATACTTACGTTCCACGTAATGACAGACAACGGCATGCTTAGGAGCAGGGTTCCCTTGTCTGAGATATACACGAAGAAGCCAAACTTAGATATTCCATTTAACTTCAAGCAGTTATGGGACTGCTTCAGCGAGAACGTGTCCGTTATTGAGTACGACTTCTTAGGATACCACAGGGCTCAGATTGTAATGAGAGACGGGACAAAGGTATGGGCGACCTACATGTTCACTGTTGACTGGTACGACAACCCGTACAGCGATGAGCCATCTGACTATAAGTGTGGGCACATATTTGAATCGGACGAGGGCTACCTACTTTGCCAGCCGAACAACAGGATATTCTGGAGGGACTCAAACTGGGTAACCAAGGAGTTACCAGAGGACTTGAAGCAGTTCAAGGTTGACAGCGAATCAATATCCGTAGAGAACCAGTCAGACAGATGGGTAACAGAGGACGGAGATAGTTTTTACTATGACATAAAAATTAAGGAGCATGAATAAAAAACAAAGAATCCAATCACACATGCTGTCGGTACTAACGCACTGCATGATAGACACGCTAGACGATATGGCTGTTAACACAGAGTTGGCTATAAATATTAGGAACAAGGCTAAGGAATTTGCTGAGGCATTAGAGCCTCTCTACGAGACGATCTTTGATAGCAAGCAAGTAAGTTCGGGTCCGTATTTAAACAACATGAATCAAAAGATAAACACACTATTAAGGCACAACTACGAACAAATAACTGAATAGATATGGAAGGCAAAAAAAATCTAGTAGTAACTTGTTCTGGAGGAGAAACCTCTATGACTGTAACGCTTTATTGTTTAAAATATTTAAAAGAAGAATATGATATACTAGTTGTTTTCGCTAATACTGGTGTTGAAGATAATAAAACTTTAGATTTTTTAAATAAATGTCAGGATCATTTTAAAATACCTATCAAATGGATTGAAGCTAAAGTACATCATGGAAAAAGAAAATCTTGTGGATATTTTGAGGTTGATTACAAAACAGCAACAAGGAATAAAGACTGGAGACACAGTGATAACACTCCTTTTGAAGAGGTTATAAAAAAATATGGATTACCAAATCACTCTCGTCTTCATTGTACAAGAGAATTGAAAATGAATCCTATTAAAGCTTTCGCAAAAGATTATTTTAAAGGTGAAAAATATACTTTAGCGTTAGGAATTAGAGTCGATGAAATAGATAGAATTAATCCAAATAGAAAAAAGTTAGGTATTATTTATCCTTTGGCGCAGCCAGAATATAAACCAATGACAAAAAAGCAAGTAAACTTCTTTTGGGAAACTCAACCTTTTAGATTAGAATTAAAGGGTTATGAAGGTAATTGTATAACTTGCTATAAAAAATCTAATAAAAAATTATACAAGTTAGCTCAAGAAAATCCAGAAGCATTTGAATTTTTTGATAAAATGGAGAAAAAATACGGAAACGTAAATGGTAAAATACCTGAAGTAATTTATGAAGAAATTATTGAAGAAGGATCTTTGTTTCCTTCTCTAAAAAGAAAACTAGAGGTTTTACCAAAGGATCTGTATAAAAATACTATATTTAGAAATTTCAAAACGGCTAAAGATATATTAATTGAATCTAAAGATTTCGATGTAGATATTTTAAATGACAATGAAGAAACTGAAAGTTGTGAAATATTCTCAAATTGTGGAGAACAATAAACTAATTAAACAATAAAGAAATATGACAGTAACGGTATTTAGAAACATTAAGGAGACATCGACACCATTCTACAGGGATGTAAATGTTATCTTCGATCGAATTAGAGAGGGCGCATCTAAAGACCTTGTCAAGAAGATTAGAGCCCAGAAGGACAAGTCAAAACGCAATGAACTTAAGCAGGAGCTTCCGTCTATATGCTTCTCTGGTAAGTTCAACAAGAGGGCAGACAACTCGCTACTTGAGCACAGCGGTTTGATTTGCTTGGACTTCGATAACTTCGAGGACAGAACAAAGCTTAACGACTACAAGAACGAGCTTAAGAAGGATAAGTTTGTGTTCTCGGCTTTCATCTCTCCTTCTGATGATGGGCTTAAGGTTATCGTTAGAATACCAATCGATCCAGATAACCATGTCAGTTACTTCAACTCACTTGAGAAGCACTTCAAGTCGCCTTACTTTGACAAGACATCCAAGAATTTATCACGTGTATGCTACGAGTCGTATGACCCAGAGATATACATAAACGACAAGTCTAAGGTGTGGGAGAAGACAGAGGAGCCTGAGTATAAGGAGGTGGATAAGTTCTCATCCAAGCAGACCATACCAATTACAAACGACAACAAGATTGTTGAGATCCTAATGAAGTGGTGGGTAAAGAGGTACGGACTTGTGGATGGTGAGCGCAACAACAACACGTACATACTTGCTGCTGCATTTAATGACTACGGTGTAAACAAGTCCTTAGCTGAGTACGTGATGTCTCAGTTCGCGTCAAGCGACTTCCCACTGTCTGAGATTAAGCAAACGATAGACTCGGCCTACTCGCACACGAATAAGTTCGGTACCAAGTACTACGAGGATGAGGAGAAGATAAGCCAGATAAAGCAGAAGATAAAGAGGGGTGCTCCTAAGAAGGATGTAATAGCGGAGTTTACGGACTCTGATATACACGAGAGCGTTATCACTAGCGTAATTGACAGCATTGATGAGCAGGAGTCTAGTAAGAAGTTCTGGTTCAAGAGCGACAAGGGATCCGTGTCAATCATACACTTCCTTTTCAAGGAGTTCCTTGAGGATAATGGATTCTTCAAGTTTGTGCCAGAGGGTAGCAAGGACTTCATACTTGTAAGGGTTACCAATAACCTGATTGAGAACGCATCTGAGACAGAGATCAAGGACTTCGTTCTTGACTACCTAGAGAACATAGACGACATGTCTGTGTACAACTACTTCGCTGACAAGACAAGGTTCTTCAAGGATGACTTCCTTTCACTTCTGTCTTCTGTTGACGTGTACTTTATAGAGGATACCAAGGACACGGCCTACCTGTACTACAGGAACTGCGCTGTTAAGGTTACCATGAACGACATTATCATGATTGACTACATGGATCTTGGTGGGTACATCTGGAAGGATCAGATTATAGACAGGGACTTTGACATATGTGACTCTAATGAGTGTGACTACAAGACGTTCGTTGCCAACATAGCTGGTGATGACGAGCAAAGAATCAAGTCAATGGAGAGCACGATCGGATACCTGATGCACGGCTACAAGAACCTATCATACTGCCCAGCGGTTATCCTTAATGACGAGGTTATTACAGATAACCCAGAGGGAGGGACTGGTAAGGGGTTGTTTGTCAACGGTATATCCAAGATGAAGAAGTTCGCAATGATTGACGGTAAGTCTTTCAACTTCGAAAAGTCATTCGCATACCAGACCGTATCGATTGATACTCAGGTGCTTTGCTTTGATGACGTTAGGAAGCACTTCGACTTCGAGAGGCTGTTCAGTATTGTTACAGAAGGTCTTACGATAGAGAAGAAGAACAAGGACGCTATCAAGCTTACGTTCGCTAGATCCCCTAAGGTAGTTATTACTACCAACTACGCCATCAAGGGTAAGGGTAACTCATTCGAAAGACGTAAGTGGGAGCTGGAGTTTAAGCAGTTCTATACCAAGGAGTTTACTCCACTTGTTGAGTTCGGTAGGTTACTATTCAGCGACTGGGACTTTGATGAGTGGTGCAGGTTTGATAACTACATGATAAACAACTTAAAGTCTTACATGAATACTGGGCTTATCAAGAGTACATTTGTTAACCTTAAGGTTCGTAAGTTATCAGCTGAGACGTGTCATGAGTTCATTGAGTGGTGTGGCCTTATTGAGGGTAGTCAGTCAAGCGACAAGCTTAAGACGGACAAGATCCTATTCAAGAGCGACTTGTACATTGACTTTGTTAACGATAACCCAGACTTCGGTCCTAAGGCCAAGATGACAATATCTAGGAACGTATTCTACAAGTGGCTGGTTTCATATGGTAACTTCATAAGCGACATACCGCCAGTTGAGGGTAGGGATTCAAACGGCAGATGGATCAAGTTTATAACAGATAAAAAAGACAAAGATGTTCGTCAAGAAGAATTATTCTGATTTCAAGTGGTGCATTGATAATGACTGGCAGGTTTATATTAAGCCAGTTGGAGCGAGGTTTAAGATAGCCATCCGTAAGGGTGGCATATCATCCTGTGGTAAGGATTACTACTACAACAAGGATACTGGAGAGACGTTTACCTCAGAAGAAAACCTAGGTACTGTAATGTATAAAAAGCAATTAGAAGCTGAGAATAAGTTAGCGGATGTTTACAATTATTTAAGAAAAAGGTACGAACAAAAATAATAGACCATGAAAAAATACAAATTAATTAAAGAGTACCCAGGTAGTCCTGAGTTGGGAGAAATAGCCTGGCCTTATACGAATAACAGAGGCAGGGTTGTGCATTATACTGTAAGGCACCCAGAAAAAGTTTGTGATATTTTAGCAATAGGCAAAACAGTAGTAGAATATTTCTCTGAGTACTGGGAAGAGGTTAAAGATATTTATTATATGGTCTCTTTAACAGATATGCCTTTTCATAATGCTTGGGAACCTATCAGAGTAGAGACAATGCCTTTTGATACGGATAGTAAAAAATACTTTGAAACAAAAGAACAAGCTGAAGAATTTATACTTTATAACAAACCTTGTTTAAGCTATAAGGATATATCATTTATATCTCGATTTAACGTTAAGTCTAAAGGAGATGTTCTTCTTTTAGAATTTAGTCCTAGTAAATTAATTGAACTTGTAAAGGAAAAGCTATGAAGACTAACTGTATAATATGCAGGCTAGAGCCAAGAAAAAAAGATAGCGATCAATGCAAGAGTTGTTTTGATATAATAAAGAAATATCAAAAAGAACTCAAGAAAAGATATAATTATTACACAAAAGACTTAAACTGGAATATACTATGAAGTACTTTTTAATTTGGTTAGGGTATGAATTTATAAGACCAAGATTAATTTGGTTATTTAATTATTTAGTAAGTAAAGGACAATAGATATGAAAGAAGAAACACTTGAAGAAGCTGCTGAAAATTATACAATAAATATTATAAAATCAGGAAGAAGTCATAGAGTTGAATATACTAAACAAATAAAATTAGATTTTATTGAAGGTGCTAAATGGCAACAAGAAAGAAGTTATAGTGAGGAAGATATGATATTTGCTTATGAACAGGGCGCAAGATTAGCCCTCATTAGTCAGTCTCCTTTAGCGCTACATAAGGGAGAGTTTCCAACACCTAAAGAATGGTTTGAAACATTTAAAAAATAAGATATGATGAACATTTTTAAAAAATACAGAGTAAAAGAAGTAAACGGTAGGTTTATACCTCAGCGTAGAACAGGTATTGATTGGGCAGGTATTGATAGGGACATTATTTTTTTATGGTATCATCCAAATATACAAGAAGAAAGATGCTCTTTTTGCAACTTACAAGATGCCAAAGAACGTTTAGAAAAATATAAAAAACAAATAACAATGAAATATCATTATTAAAAAATAGATATATGGAAATAGATGAAGAAAAAATAAACAGAATAGAAGTGATCAACCATGCAAGTAACGAACATCCAATTGGTAGATTATTAACCTTGTATAAAAAAAGAGGTCACTTTAAAGGATTTGAAATATCTATACAAGATGATGGAGAAACTTTAAAAATATTTCTAGATTAGTGAAACATTTTATTATATTTGCAATAAAATGGATAGCTAGTAACTTATCTATACCATTCTGGATGGTTGGTCACGTACATTTAACTGTTAATGTATACGAAGACATACACGAGATAATAGCGTCGTTAGGAATGAATATAATTGTCGCTATAGGTTTTATTATAGAGTATAAACAAAACAAAAGGGATGCACAAACTTAGAGGTTATCAGGATGATATAGCTAAAAAAGGTAACAGTATACTAAAGGATTTAGGTATTGTATACTTGGCTATGCAAGTAAGAACAGGAAAGACAGCTACCTCAATGGAGATAGCTACGCTTTACGGAGCTAAGAATATCTTGTTTCTAACCAAGAAGAAGGCTATACCATCAATAGAGTCTGACTATATTAACTTCGGTTACGACAAGCATTTCGACATAACAATCATGAACGACGAGTCCATGCATAAGCTTAACGGTAAGTATGACCTAGTTATACACGATGAGCACCATAGGTTTGGAGCATTTCCTAAGCCAGGTTTAGCCACGAAGACGTTCAAGAAAATGTTCAGTCATCTGCCGATGGTTTTCCTTTCAGGTACGCCAACTCCTGAATCGTACTCTCAGATATACCATCAGTTCTGGGTTAGTTCAAGGAGTCCTTTTAGATCCTACACCACGTTTTATAAGTGGGCATCAGACTTTGTTAAGGTGACCCAGAAGCATTTAGGCTACGGTACTATTAATGACTACTCAGACGCTAACATGGACCTGATAAAGAAGCACATAGACAAGTATAAAATAAACTACACGCAGGTTGACTCTGGATTTAAGTCTAAGATACACGAGGAGATTCTTCATGTGACAATGTCAGACAAGACATACGACTTGTGTCATCAGCTAAAGAAGGACCTTGTGATTGAGGGTAAGCAGGAGGTTATACTTGCAGACACGTCTGTAAAGTTAATGCAAAAGCTTCATCAAATGTATAGTGGAACCGTTAAGTTTGAGTCTGGTAAGTCAATGATAATAGATACGTCTAAGGCTGACTTTATAAAGAAAAAGTTTGAGGGTAAAAAGATTGGAATATTCTACAAGTTCATAGAGGAATACAACGCACTGCTTCAAGTTTTTGGTGCAGAAAACTTGACAAATAACGTCGAAGAGTTTGACTTAACAGATAAAAACATAGCCCTTCAGATTGTATCAGGTAGGGAAGGTATTAGTTTGAGAAACGCTGATTATTTGGTTTTTTACAACATAGACTTCTCTGCGACATCTTATTTCCAGGCAAAAGATCGGATGACGACAATGGACAGGCCAGAGAATAAAGTCTACTGGATCTTCTCAAGGAATGGAATAGAGGACAGCATATACAAGTCAGTAGTAAATAAGAAAAATTATACCCTAACGCACTTTAAAAAAGATTATGGCACTAAATAAAATAAAGGATCTGATATACGAACTAGACGAGATAGACGCAGACATAGAAGACCTGGAGATATACGCTAGCATGGCTATCGAAAAAAATCTAAAGATAAATGTTGACTTCACGTTTTTTGATGGAGTAAATGAGCAAGAGCAAGAGCAAGATGCGAATCCAGTATCCTTGCTTAGCAGCTTCTTCTACGCCTCATCCACATCTCCTAATGGTGTTTTAAATAACAATCAGTGGTCAATGGTTAAGACAATAGACCAGTCAATGATGCTGAGAATGTTCGGTATTATGATGGATGAGATGACAAAGAAAAGGCAGTCGGTTATTAACAAACTAAAAAGACTAGGTATAAATGAAAGAGCAACAAATACAATCAAAAAGAATTAAGCAGCTAGAAGCCGAGGGATACTACGTTATAAAATTAATAACAGTAAACAAAAAGGGTATTCCCGACATAATAGCTATCCCTCCAAACTCAGGTGTTTTATTCTCAGAGGTTAAGACACCAACTGGAGTGGTCAGCGAACTACAGAAATTCAGATTAAAGGAACTAGAAGAACACGGATGTTTAACAGAAATTTACAGAGGATGACAATGGATAATAAATTAGAAAGAATTAAAAACCTGATAACAATAGAATCAGGTATTGATATCTCAGATAGATCAAGAGAGAGGGATGTAGTAGAAATGAGGGCTGTTTACTATAAAATACTTAGAGACGTTCATCGTTTATCCCTAACAAGAATCGCTAGGTCCATAGGTTACAACCATGCAACGGTTCTTTATGCGTTAAATAATTATGATGCATGGAGTGCATTTAGCAAAAGCATGGTAACGTGCTACAACAGTGTTAAGGAGATTATATCTAAAGACGAGAACCAAGACTCTGTTTACGATGACGTTATGGCTTTGAGAAGGAGGATAGAGATGCTTGAGATGTCAAATCAAGAGCTTACAAGAACAATTATAAAAAACCTTGGAGGTAAAAGAGAGTCAATTCACAAGCTTCTAATGGATATCCCAGATGAAAAGTTAAGCAAGGCGTACGTCAGAATAGATGCGTTAATAAATTGTTTATAATTTTATTCACACCGTGGTTAATTATTTGATACATTTGTTAGTATAAAATCAAATAAAAATGAGCAACTACGTTAATACTACAATGAAAGAGATCAATGATCTTACAGATGAAATCTACGAAGGATTGATGGATGCGGAGCACGATGCCGTAACGGAATCTATTACTAAACTACAGCACAAACTTAGGGACGTGCTACAAACAATCAAGCAAGAATGAAGTACACTGAAAATCAAATTGAAAGAGTAACCGAGCTTGTAAGCAAGGGCGATAAAATAGCCGAAGCTACAAGGAAGATGTGCTCAGAATTTAATGTAGAATACACTGATTCAATAAGAAGGAACATGTCAAACCTTTTAAAGAAGGGATTTACTCACACGGTTACAAATCAGTACGAGAATGTAAACCCTTTGTCTGCATTAAAAACAGATGGTACCATAATGGACATCGAGGAGTACTGCAACTACTACGGAATACCATTCGAACAAGCAAGAACATTTAAGCTTGTTACCCACACTGGGACACCATTCTACAACATTGCTTCAAACGTAATCGAGCCATCCGTTAAGGAGCTTGACTTTACATCGTTCCTGTCCAAGGTAGAGAAGTTTGATTACGAGCCATCACCTTACATCGCTAAAGAAGGACTGTTTGACAGGCTTGTTTACACAGACACGCACGTTGGAATGAACATTGATAACTACAGCTTGTATGGTGGCAAGTGGGATGAGTGTGAATTAGAGCACAGGCTAAAAATTCTTTTGAACCACGTTATAGAAAACAGAAAGTCATCGACGTTAGTTATCGATGAGCTAGGTGATTTCATGGACGGTTATGACGGTTACACCACAAGAGGAGGGCACAAGCTACCTCAGAACATGGACAACCAGAAGGCTTTTGACGAGGGTGTTTCCTTTAAGATTGCTATGCTGCGTAAGCTAGTTCCTTACTACGAAAAGATTATATGCCACAACGTATGCGAGGATAACCACGCAGGAAGCTTTGGGTATATAGTTAATTCTGCATTTAAGGCTCTTTCAGAGGTTATGTTTGACAATGTAGAGGTTATCAACCAGAGGAAGTTTATCGATCATTATGCGATAAAGAACCACGTATTTATACTGACACACGGTAAGGACTCCAAGAGCTTGAAGTTTGGATTCAAGCCAATCTTAGATAAGATACAGGAGAACAAGATTGACAACTACATAAAGGAGCACTATCTATTACAGCCTGGCGTTAAGATTGAGTTCAGTAAGGGTGATTCACACCAGTACATAATGAACTACTCAACATCACAGAGCTTTAGCTACTGCAATTACCCTGCGTTTAGTCCTAGCTCAGCATGGGTTCAGGTTAACTTTCAGAAGGGAATAAGTGGTTTTTGTTTCTACAACTACTACAAAGACAGAAAAACATTACATGACTTTATATTTTAAAAAAAAATGACGAACACAGAGATAACAGAAATGAAGGAAGAACTTGAAGAAGTTGAAAACAGATTAAGATGGTTACTAAAGAGGGGCTCAAATGATGAGTCCCTTGTTGACGAAAAGAGATTGTTAGAAAAAAAACTTAGAAAATTATGCTAGATATAAAAGTTGTAGACGCAGAAATTGTAAGGCCTGTAAGCTTAATAGGCGTGTCGGGATATATGGGCTCAGGAAAGGATACCGTTGGTGAAATCATCAAATACCTTACCAGTCCAGAGGCTATAAGAAAGGGCAGCTTTTCTAAATGTAATGAGATGGGGTATGCTTACGATACAATATGGAGTATAGAAAAGTTTGCAGCCAAGTTAAAGTTAGTCGCTCAAATACTTACTGGAGTTCCAGCGTATAAGTTTGAGGATCGTAAGTTTAAGGAGTCTGAAATGCCTAGTGAGTGGAACATCTTAGAGCAATCTGGTAGGTACAAGACAAGTAAACCAATGACATACAGGACATTACTTCAAAGACTAGGTACGGAAGCAATGCGAAACGGGTTGCATACTAATGTATGGGTGAATGCCTTGTTTGCTGATTATAAAAATTTCCATACTGATAAGTTCAGTGTAAGACAAGGGCTTGTTAAACCTGAGTATCCTAACTGGATTATTACAGACATGAGGTTCCCGAACGAGTTTGACGCTGTAAAGAAAAGAGGAGGTATTACTATTTATGTACATAGACCAGATACGCATTCATTGCAGTCTATGATTGGAGTTCATGAAAGCGAGACGGCTTTAGATAATCACCAATTTGATTATGCAATAATAAATCACGGAAGTATTGAGGATCTTGTAAAGGTAGTAAGAGATATTTTAATTAACGAAAGAATAATATAATAATAAAAAATATGAGTGATATAGCAAAATGCCAGGACGATAAATGTCCTTCAAGAGAATCATGTTACAGATACACAGCACCTGCATCAGATTTTTGGCAATCTTATGGTATCTTTAATAGAGAAGAAGACGCTGATAATTGCAATATGTTTTGGAATACTAAACAAAATAGAGATGAAACTGAAAATTAAATCAGAAGATTGGAACCACACTTGCGGAGACGGATGTTGTCATACATACGGTAATAGCGTACACATAAATGGAGAATATGTGACGCTTGGTGATTATCATGACATTGATACCATACTTAAAGATGTACTAGAGCATTTAGGATACGAGGTTGAATTTGAAGAGGTTGATTATGCATGAAGATCTTCTTAAGGTGTTAGATGCTCTTCCAGAGACCGATGATACCAAACCTTTATTAGGCTGGATTACTATTAATGGTAATCTTTTTGAGGTTGACTTCAACGATCCAGATGACGAGGTATTAAAATTTTATAGAGAAAACAAAGGAGGCTAATTGCCTCCTTTTTCTCTTGCTTTTCTTTTTATTTCGTCTAAGTTCTTTATTCCTCTAGACTTTATACTCTCCCTAAGAACCTCTATTTTCTTCATAGCTTCTTCCTGAGTTAAAGGAGTTTTATCTTCAATATCTTGAAACTCTCCAGATTCAATCTGATACACAGCACTCTTACTATAACCAGCATCATCAGCTGATTGAGAAAGAACTAAAGGATCAGCTCCAAAGTATACAGCAGAATCGAAATCTTTTTTATTTTCTTCTAGTATACCTCTAATACTTTCGTTAGATGTATTGTAAGCTTCTTTTAATTCTTCCTTTGTAATTTCCTTCTTTTCAAACTTTCTAAAGGCCTTGTTGTATATCTGTTTAGCCTTTAGTGTTTCCTCAAAGTTCTTTTTAGAATTAAAGTAATACTGCTTCTGGGTATCAACCTCTATAACCTTGTATCCAAAAATTTGTCCAAGAGCATCATTTAATTTGTTTTCTGATTCAGATATCTTCTTTATACTGGTCAGAGTCCCTGGCTCAAATGTCTTCCAAGTTCTAGCCATTATTTTATTTATCTTATCTACTGGCTTATCGTAATCGTTGTATATTTCTCTTCCAAAGGCGTCCTTATTGTTTTTTATTTCTGAAACTAAAGAGAACAATATATCCTCACTTAAATAAGGAGATGTAAATTCTTTTATAGACTCCGCAAGTCCGTCAACAAAATTATCTTCAGAACTAAATGCATTTAAAGCTTTTGGTACCTGAGCTCTAGGGTCAGATGCGCTGAAGTCAATAAAAGAAAACTTACCTTCACCCATGTCTGTTATAACTATGTTAGAATTTTTAGACCATGGAGCTAAGAATCTCTTAGCCTTCTTATCTCTGCTTTCTTCATCATCCTCATCATCTAAACCATTTGCCGCTAAATAATACATTAATCCATACTTTAATCCTTGAACAAGAGTTAATGCAAAAAATCTTTTAGCTCCTATTGCCTTTATTTTAGGGTTATCTGATTTCATCTCAGTAAACGCAAGAGCCACAGTATTGTATGAAGTTCTAAGTGATTCTAAAGAGAATGATATAAACGTACCAGCTACAGGTATAACCTTAAGCATTTTAGCTGAGTTAGGAATCCTTGAGTAGTTTGGAAGCGTGTTCTTAACTATTTCCTTAACATAATCAACAACATCCTTCTTCTCGTCTTGGTTTAAACTTTTAAAGTCTTTACCATAAAAAGCTTCTGAGTATTTTCTTTTTTCTGTTTCGTAAGCTACAATCTTAAAGAAATCATCCTCAGCTTGGTAAGCATTTTCAAGACCTTCCTTTACTCCTATTGTTTTAGCTTTTAAATACCTACCAAGTCTAGAGATTTTACTCTCACCTGGTCTGTTCATTCTTCTTTCAAAAGTCTTATCAAAGTCACCATCCTTAAACATGGACTTAATTTCATTTAATCCAACGTTTTGATTTATTATACCAGCATCAATGTATTCAAGTAATTTTTCTTGAAGGTCTTTTTTCCCTTTATTAAAAAGGTCGTTTCTTATTACAGAAAAAGACTTTCCATACTCATTGAAGTTAATATATCCATTAGATAACATAAAGTCAAGGTTACCAAAAATATTCTTACCGTGAGTAGCAACAGAACCAATAGTCTTTAACCATTTTACAGATCTAAGCGCCTTCATGTAGTATTCGTAACCCTTGAATTGGTTTACAGCGTTTGCTAAAGACTTTACTTTTGAGCTTTTATTAAACTCGTCAGCTATTTCTTTAGTTGTCATTAGTCCTCCAAGAGGATCAAATGTTTTAGTAGAATCAGCAGCAATCTTTGTATTAAACTCTTTAGGTTTATTCACATCTCCTTCTTCAAAGAATATGGTACCCATACCGTTCTTTTTAAGGTCATTTAAAAACTTGGTATTATAGGCAAGGTTAGCCATCTTGTAAACAGTATTCGCATAGTTTTGAATTGGATCTGTGTACTCTCCCATTAAGGCTCTTATCTCTAATGGTATATCCATCTTTTGTTTTAGTATAGACAAGTCTTTAGAACCTTCTTTTCCTGAGTTTACAAAAGCATTTTCGACATCTCTATCAAGTATTTTACTTATCTGTTCATCTACCATCTTGTTAAGAACGTCCTCCTTAGTAAGCCCTTCTTTTTTTGCTGTATCTTCAGCTACTTTAGAGAACTCATTTCTAAAGAAATCTCTAGCCTTATCTACATTCTCTTGCTTAACTTTTTTAGCCCAGTCTTTATTATCAAAAACCTCATAAGCTCTAGTCATGTAAGAGCCTATATTCTGTCTAATATTTTCAGCTGACTCAGCTGGCAAAGCTCCAAGATCTATAAGCATCTGAGATAAACCGTCTATTTGGTTTCTCATTATATCACCAACAGCTTTAAATTCTGAAGGCAAGACTTTTGACTTATCACCTCTTATATACAAATCAAAGTCAACCAATAAAGCCTCCTTATCACCTTGGTATTTAGAAAGTAGTTCGTCAAATCTTCTTGATGTATTAGATACTAATTTAGCTTGAACCTCTATCTTTGAAGCCTTGTCTTCAACCGCTAAGAATACAGACTTAGGCATGAACCCTCTAGCTGAAGCTAGTCTTCTTCTAATGTTACCTAAGAAGTTTTTAATCTTAGTGTTGGCATCCTTTAAAAATATACCATCCTCTTTCTGAGCTTTCTGTATTTCTTTTTTATTATAATCTAGTAAGCCTTTAGAAGCCTGCTCAGCAGTATACCCGTTATTTTGTAGGTACTGTGAAATAGCAGCGTCAGAGAAACCAGCCTGCTTAGCGGATTTTATCTTGTTAGATATAACGCTTGTTTGTTTTTTACCTGATGGTTCATTAAACGTACCAGACATTATAGATACTTGGCCTACAGCATAAGGTTTACCTGTACTAGTTGTAATTGTTTTTGACCCGTTTTCTCTGTTTTTTAAAAGATGTAAAACAGGCTTGTTTCCATTAACTTGTACAATATGAAATGGATAACTAGGATGTGAATCTTTTTTCTTTTTTACTTCTCCGTTTACTTCTATTATAGCATAAACATCTCCAACATTCAAACCTTTAGTTAGTTCTTCAGAAGCTACTCCAGCTATTAAATCTGCAAGTGACTCCGATGTTTTTGTTTTATCTTTACCTAATTTTTTAGTATTATCACCGCCTAAAAGATCTATTATTTTTTTAAAGTTTTCTTTAATACTTTTAGATTGTGATAATCTACCAATTAAATCCTTTATTACATTACCCCTAGTTTCAAACGTACTAGTTGAAGGGTCAGAAAAATAGTTTTCAATATCAGTTTTTAATTGTTTAGATTCAGAGCTTAACTTAATAAACCCTTTACTTGACTCAGATATTTTTTTAGCTTTTTCTTTAATACCCTGCATTGCGTCAGCAGGTAATTTATCTCCTTTAGATAACTTGTTTTCTTTCTTGTATTTTTTTATTTGTTCATTGACACTAATATTAAATACTTCTTTTTTTACAGATTCAGATACAGCTTTTCTAAAATCAGACAAACTTACAAGGCCTTTATCTAGCATAGTTTCAAGTATAGATAAACTTGAATTAACACCAGAAACACTACTGATTAATTTAGAATCAGATCCTTTTGTAAGTACAAGGTATCCTTTTTTATTATCGTTATTTTCTAAAGATTTATTAATAGCTCCTACAAGAGTATTAGCTGTGCCTTCATTTCCAGAGGCCCATACATCACCATACTTTGTAACGAAGAAGACTCCTCCTCCTCCTTCAAATATTTCCTTACCGTCTATACTTATGCTTCCAACAAGCATATCGTCTGGTGAAGTTATAGCAACACTGTTACCAGACATAAAGTCTGTATTTTCAGGCTCTGTAACTAGTCCTTTTTTTATTAATTCATCAAGCTTTTCTTGCTCAGTATATTTAACATCAAAAGCTCCTACTTGTCTTCTTTTTAATAATGAAACTGGAGACTTAATCTTCTTACCTGTTTCTAATACCTTTACATCAGACTGAGTAACCTCCTGTCCAGTCGCTACCTTTTGTGATAGTGTATTAAAGAAATCAACTACCTCGTTATCTGTGAATGGTTTAAATCCAAACATCTTAGCCAGCGCATCCATCCATCTTTTTATAAGACTCTGTGATTGCTTAGGTAATGTATCGTAGTTAGCTGCAAGGTAACCGAATAACTCTGCTGCCTTCTCTTCGTTCTTAATATTCTCGTCGTAAGATGCAACAAAGTTTTCTAAGTACTCCTTTAAGTCAGGGTTATTATCAAGCTGCTTACTAAGCGCATTAATCATTCTTTTTGTTATGTCAGCCGCCTTAACATCGGTACCAACCATATTTATAAGTACAGCATGAAACACCTCGTGAGCTACTGTTGTCTTTGTAGCAGCACGCTTGTTTATGTGTATCGTATTTGTGCTTGACATGTAAGTTCCTCCAGACTCTACGTCCTCATCACCTACAGCCTTTGTATACGAATCATAGCTATCATGAATAACAAACTTCACATTAGGAAGTATGTTAGCCAATGCAGCCTTAGCGTTCTCAACCGCCTTGTTTATATCCGTAGAGAATAGGTTTGATATCTCCTCAACCTCCTGCTCTATTGTTTTTTCTTTAGACACAATATCAGAAAGCACCCTGCTATCTGGCATATGGAAGAACTTAGGATCAAACTTACCCCACAACTCTGTACCATGCACAATTCCTTGACCATCAACCATTTGGGATATTCCCATCTGCTCTGTTGCGACAAGAAGGTTCTGCATCTCAGCATCTGTAAGTGGTCTAGATATTTTTAAAATAGTCGTAGGCTCTATACTTATTTTTCCGTCAAAGTTACTCTCAACATCCTTAACAAGCTCCTCTGATATTTCAACATCATCTGGTAAGGCCTCCTTAATTTCTTCAATAGTAAGCATCTCTCCATCCTTTCCAATTTCCATACCTATGTTTAGGTAGTTACCCTCTGGAGCTCCTTCAACAGTAACAACCTCGGTCTTCATGTATGACCTTCTCTTACCTTGTCTTTGCTTATCTACTTTGTTGTACTCATCCTTTAAATCTTGAGGTAAGTCAGACTCGTTTACAAGCTTAGTTATTTCCTCTCTGCTTAAACTAGACGTGCTTAATTTATACAAAGCATCATAATTCTGCTGAGAGTTTCTGTACTTGTATATCTTGTCGTATATCTTTTGAAACTTAGAATCCTTAGATTCAGGAACTATAGATACAAATCCTTTTTTAGTATTTGACTTATACTCCTCATCAAATGTTTTTGTAACCTGTTCTCCTTTAGATACTTGAGTATCTGTTGGCGTTAATTCTTTAGTTGTTTGAGCCCTTGTTTTTCCTCCCCAATCAGCGACAACCATGTCATAACCATTCTCTCCAGCTATCTTTGTGATATACGCCAGTTGAGAGTTAGCGTCAAAAGCCTTACCAGGATTCTCTGCCTCGTGTCTTTTTTCTGCTTCCTCTAAATAATTATTCTCGTCAGTATTGAAATCGTAAACCTTATCAATAGGAACCTTTACAGCGTACTTGCCTGGCCCTTTAACCATTGTCTCTCCATCCTCTGGTCTAGTATAATACATAGCAACGCCTCCGACCTTACCAATAGCGGCAGCCTCATCCCTAGATGTTCTAGTGCTTTGTCCACTTGACGGCTTTATTGTTTCGTATCCAGCATCACCAACGTGAAAGAACACAGCGTTTCCTTCTTCGTCCTGAGTAAGGTTAGCAAAGTTTGAAGACTTCTCAGGAGTTATCACACTCATCTGATTAACTGGTTCCGCAACCTTAACGTTAAACACGTCAGGCATTTCCCCTGTTAATTTTTTAGGATCTAATTTATTGCTTGATATTAAATTAGAAAGTTCGCCATCGTGTATAAACGCAGCGAACTCTTCTGTGGTATATTTCTTACCATTATATAAAACACAAGGACCAGCCATTATTAGAATAAATTTTCTTCTATTAATAACATCTCAAACTTACTGTCTGCATTGGTTCCTTCAAGGATATTAAGCATATCACTATAAGCAGCAACAGCGTCTGTTTGGTTTTTTCTGTATGCTTGCAAGAAGTCAAAAGTATTAATTTCACCCATCTTTAAAATATCAACAGATGATTCCTCGTACAGCTCATATAACTCATACTCATTCTTATACGAAAGCTCAACCGTTTCAGCTAAATTTTTAAATTCTAATACAGGTGTTTTGATTATAGGAAGAGACGGAGTAACATTCCAATCAACAAGGTACTTCTCAATACCTCTTGCGTGCTCAAGTTCTTCATTACTTTCAGCTAAAAAGTAATCAGCAGCCTTATTAAACCCAATACCTCTACACCAGTTGCTTGCAGCTTGGTAAAAGTAATGATGGTTGTACTCGTTCTGAAGTCTTGACGTTAATATATCTACTACTTCCTTGTCTAAAATCTCTGGTTTTAACATAATTTTATTTTTAACATTCAACTCGTTGTGCTCCTTCTACAGAGTCTATTATTGTATCTAAATTTTGACTAACAAACGCTACCGTTGGATTGTTTTTAAGCAACCTGTTCTTTTGTTTTGTTGTTTCGGTAGCCTGTAATTGCTCAAACAAAGGTAATGAATTTTCTTGAATATTTTCTACCTCTTCTTTTTTCTTTGTTTTTAAAGATTCCTTGTAAACATTTTCTACCTCGTTTCTTTTTTCTTGTATTTGATCGTCAATCTGAGGGTGAAATGATTTGTCTAATGTTTTTTTACTATCCTCTAAATCTTGAATATCACTAAGCTTTCGCATTACGTCAAGCTGAATATTAGGATCCGTATCCTTAGGTATTCTTGTCACTCCTCTAGATACAGCTATAGCGTCTTTTTTTACATTATCGACATCCTCTTGAGTAATTACTTTATTACTTACCATTTCGTTTAGATTTGCATCTAATACATCCATGTTTTGAGATAACTGGTATAGATTTCGTATCTGTGTTTTTTTATTTCCAGAAAAAGAAGGCATTTTTAAGTTAGCAGTAGTTCCTCCAGATAAAAAAGATAATATAGAAGTGTTTATAAAGTCATCGTAAGACATTGTCTCGTCAGATATTTCCTTTCCTGCTTCTATATTTTTTTGTGCGTTTATCCAATAAGTATCACCTCCTTGTTGTATATTTTCTTGAGCAAATTCCTTACCTCCTTCTTCTCCAAAAGCAACTGCTTTTTTAGGTAATTCCTTAAGCCCTTGGTTAAGAGTAGATATAAATCCTTGCTTACCGTTTGTTTTATATGCGTTTACTGCTTTTTTAATTAAACTTTTTTCTGCTGAGCCAAACAAAGATTCTACAGCCTTTGTTTGTGGAGATATAATAGATGTAGCGCCGTACCATACTGCTGTTCTTTGAGCTGCATCTCCAGCTATTTGTTCTGCTTCTTTATCTGTTAATCCAGCGTCTCTAGCTTCTTTTAAAGTTGTTTGATAAGCCTGTGCATAACCAAGAGAAGATTGAGCTATAATGGCATCAGCAGTCCCTTTTGGTATAGATAGTTTACTAAGCCCTTTTGTTAAAAAACCTGAGCCTTTTGTAACCCTACCAACAGTAGCCTGCCAAGCAATTTGCCAAACCATATCCCCAACAACAGAACCTGCCTGAACAGCTGTGCCTTGTGGGCTAAAAAACCAGTCCTCTTCTTTTGATTTTTTAGCGTCTTCTAGTATTTTATTTGCAGAGGATTGATCTATTAAATCATTTACTATTAATTCATTGTCCTTGTCATATATAGTGCCTTTTTCATCTACAAGGTACTTTTTACCTTTTAAACCAACTACTTTACCACTAGCAAAAGAAACCTGTCTTTCTGAAGGTCTTTCTAATTGTCTTTCTTCGTTTAAATACCTTAGTTCTTCAGCTGCTTCTTCAGCTCCTACAACATCGTATATTGTTGTAGCTGATTTATTTACGGCATCTAAAAAAGAATTAAAACCTCCTTCTAAAGTGTTTTTAGCTCCTAACCATAAAGAATTTAGACCAGAATTATCATTAGTTAATTCTTGATATTTTTCTTTATTTATTTGATCTTTTTCTTTTAATTTTTGAGTTAAAACAGGAAGGTTTTCTTCTGAGTAATAAGCTATTAGATTATTATCAAATACTTTTGCATTTTTATTCACAGGTATTTTTTTACCTTCGTAACTACCTTTTACAGATTGCAATTTACTTTTTAAAACCCCTCTCTCATTTAGAGTAGATATGTAGTTTGATAGTAATTTTTTCTTGTATAATTCTTCAGCTAATCTAGCGTCAGAAACTTTCATTAAACCTCTAGATTCAGGATCAAAATCTCCTCTTTGTTTCCTTTTGTTGTACTGTTCTTTAAAGCCAGATTGATTTAAGTAACCGTCAAAATCAGCTGGATTAATACCGATTTTTAATAATTTTTCATCACTAAATAAATCATCTACAAAAGTATCTTTTTGTAATCCGTCTGTCTCTAGTCTATTATATGTAGATGCAGATAAGTATGGAGTAGGGTTGTCTAGATCAAGATTTTTATATTCTTGTTCTATTTTTTCTTTAGAAGGAATACCTATTGTTTCAAGTAAGCTTTTTTGCGGAACAAGTTCTTTTCCGTCTAAACCTATTTGTGTTTGTGGATTTAAAAATGGATTTATATTTTCTTTTACTGGTTCTTGCTTGTAAGATTCTTCAAAAATACTTTCGGTTTTTAAAGCATTTGGATTTCCTTTAGTTAACTTACCTTTTTTAATAGCTTGAGTATATTTCTTAGCAAATTCAACATTAGCTTTTTCCTCTGGAGATTTCTGTAATGTGCTTGTCAAATTTTTTAACTCCTCTTCAGACAAGTCGTTAATCGATCGCATTTTACCCCCACTTGAAGAAGCCGAAGGCTGAGCTTGTCCCTGTGCTCCTGTACCCGATGAAGATTTTACAGGTTGCTGAACAGGTTTCGAACCCAAAGCTTGATTTGCTTGAGTACCATCTGTAGACCCTTTTTTTTTTACACCAGCTTCTTTTAAGTATTCATCAAAAGACAAGCCGCTTTTTTTAGCATAAGATTCAAGCGTTTTTTTGTCGTAATTTTTACCTCCAAGGGAGTAGTTTTTTTGACTAGCCTGACTTAATTTTGCTCCAGATTCTTTAATGTAATCATTCAAAGATAAGCCGCTTTTTTTAGCGTAAGAATTAAGGTCAGACGCTTTATATATTTTACCGTTTAAGATGTATTCTTCTTCCATTATTAAATTTTATTATTTTGGTATAAATATTGTTTTACCAGTTTTACCTTTGGCTTTTTTACTAGCAGGCGCAGCAGTAGACCCATATACAGGTAACTTTACACCTCTACTTTCTTGAAGATACATTCTTAATTCTTCGTCAGAACCAAATCCAGCTCTACTTCTAAAGTTAGCGTAACTAGTAGGACTATATAATCTTTTGTCTTTTTTATCTCCTGATAATCTAGGAGTTATCTTTTCACCGTAGTAAATAAATGTTTTAGGCGTTGTTTGACTAGATGAAAAACTAGTAGAACCTCCTTCTGCTCCTAAGTTTTCTTTTGAATTATATCTAACAACCTTAACAAAGTGTCTTCCGTCTTCATCAATACCTGCATTTACAACCTTCTCTATAAACCCTGAATTTGTTTTTACACCAACTGGGTCGTTAATAATAGCTACAGCTCCATTCTGTTTACCTGGAACTCTAATAGGATTTACCTGAGTTATTGTTGGAGGCGGATTCTTGTCTTCTTTTGGAGCAGCTGCCGCTCTAGGTTGTCTAGGAGTAGGTAATGTAACCTCTTGCTCGAAAGGCATCTGGTTATCTAAAGCCTTACCAACAATAAACTTAGCGTCCTCTATCTTTTTTGCGTCTTTCTCTGGGTCAAGAATTACTTCGAAATTACCTCCAGTGCTTTTAACTAAAACAGCTAAGGGGTTTGATTCAGCTTCTTTTTGGTCTGTTGTTAAGAAATAACCTTTACCGCTTGAATTAACAAGAACATCAGCTATTCTTCTATCGTTTGACAAGATAAAGTCCTGAGTTGCTTTTTTAATTTCGCCATAAGACCCTGTTCTAGTTGCGTCCTCTAGTGACGTGATACCGTTGTCAGTAATAAACTTAGCCACCTTAGCCCCAGAGAATTTACTAACCTCATCAGGCAGGTTTACTCTAGGAGCAGCGTTAACCTGTGCGCTATTTATGGAATTAATATCCATTATTGATGATTCAATTATTTTACCATTTTCATCATAATCAGCCACAGCCATAGCTCCTGTGTTAGGCTCTGTGTATATTTTTTTATTTTTTAAGTTTTGTAGCGTTCCTATTTTATCAGCCATTAAACTAGTTAAGGCATCTTGAGTATTACTTTGTATAGCATCAATTAAAACCTTATCATTTGCAGCTCTGTTCTTTACAACTCCGTTTAAAGCTCCCCAATTGTTTTTTAATGCTTGTGTTTTAGAAGCATAGTCTTGTCTAGACATTTTACCACTAGTCAACTGCTTATACCATTCTCCTTGAAGTCTTTTATTTTCAAATATAGCGTTAGTCAGCTCTTTATTTACAGACTGGTCAGCGCCTAAATCAGCCTTACCAAGTAATTCTAAGTTATCCTCGGTTAGCTTTCTATCGTCAGATCTCTTTTGTTGTCTATCAGCTTGTATCTTATCTAGATCACTACCAAGTTTTGTTGCAACTGTAGCCCAATCCAGTGTTGGATTAGCTGCTACTTCACTTGAATCTTTAAATCCGTAGTACTCTGCCATTATCTATAATTTTTCATAAACATATCTAACATACTCATTATATCTGGATCAGCAGCGCCTTGTAATTGTTGATCTTGTATAGTTGGAGCTTTTGGCTCTGGAATCATAACACTTTGCATTTTAGAATAAGGAGAAGTCATTTCGTCTTCTCCTTGTTTATATACAGGAGATAAAGCGTTAACAATTCCTGATGCAGCAGTACCAAATGCACTTAAAGCTCCTTGTTGTTGTTTAATTCTAGCCATCTCAGCGGCCATAGCAGCTTTTTGAGCTCCTGATGCTTTATCTAAGTAAAGTCTACCAATAGCATCGGCAGTCTGTCCTTTTTCGTTTGCTTGAGCGACATCTAAATTATAAAGCCTATCAGCTAATTGATTTGTAACGGTATTTGCTTGTTCATTAGTCACCTCGTTTACTCGGCCAACACCTCCAACTAACGCCCTTAAATCAGCCTCTTTTAAGGCACTTAATGCTTGCATTTGTTGAGCTGTATTTTCTTTTAGAGCTTCGTTATAAGCCTTTACAGGTACCTGAACTGCTCCTAAAAAGTTTTTTTCTATCTCTCGTTCAGCACGAGCCGCAGATTCTTGAGCTATCCTATCAGCTTCTCTTTTTGCTGCTGCCTGCTTACCAGCCTCTATAAGAGACACGGCCCCTCCTGCAACAGCTCCAATAGCCGTACCCCAACCTGGCATAACTGCTGTTCCTGCTGCTGCTCCTTTTGCTGCTCCTTGTGCTGCTCCTGCTTCTGCTGTTCCTGCTCCCATACTTATATGTTTTTTACGTATTCCTTAATGTTTTTATTTGTAATAAAGAAGTTAGACTCTATTAACGATTTATCTATAAAGCTATTGCTAGTTATTGTAAATAAAAGTTTATAACCTGTGTACTGTAAAAATTTAGAAACTGAATCTAAGCCAAAAGTTAAAGCCCCTTCTCTTTCTTTTTTTGATGCTTTTTTATTACCAGTAATAAATCCTATCCAACAAAAATTTGAATCTGACAAGTACAATGGTATTGCATAAACCTCTTGATTTTCATGATAAACCACAACTATATTTTCAGGCAATGCATCTATACTTAAGACTGGAAATTCCCAGTCAATCCACCATTGTTTTATGGTTTCGTAAAAATCTACCTTGTTTAATACCTTGTAACTTTTCATTTTACAAAGATACTAAAAATTATGGATAACTTTTAAATAGATCCGACTGAACAGAGAAAAGCTCTACCCTTGTTGGTTTTCTTACTGTTAATTTAAACTGCATGTAGTACCCTAGCTGAGGATAAGACTCAGCTATAGAGTTCTTTATAAACAACAAGAAGTTACCATTACTAGGTATTGATCCAAAAGGAATTGTAGTATCTATGGTTACATCTGTTCCAGAAATAGAGGTTATCTTGCCTAATAATAAAGGAGATCCAGTGTTATTCTTGTACATCAAATCACCTACGCTCATTATGCTTCCAACAGCAAAACCAAACGTTAGAACAACCGCAGAAGGAACAGCAGAATTTACATTCAACACAGATCCTACACCCTGAGCTGACCTCATGTTTATAGTTAAGTCATTACCGTTTCTTCTTATAAAAGAATAAAACAATCCTTCCTTGTTATCAAACCAATCCTTGTCTACGAATCCACTTGTTATGTTTGTGTTTATAACAGCATCCCAAGCACTATTACCATTTAAGCATAATGTCTTGTAGTTCTTAACATCAAGCGTGCTATCGTTAAAAGCAGATGTTACCGTTGAATCGTAATAAACTCCATAGAATTTATTTCTATCTACATTTGCATTATGCTGATACAGGTTACCTCCTTTAAAAGTATAGAGGTAGCTGTTCATTCCTAAAATCTTCTCAGGAATAAAGGAGTAGAACGAAGTCCATCCCTGTGTAAAGTTACTATATGTTAGTGTTTTTGCCATGTTATATACAATCTCCGTTTATACTTAGTATTGGTCCTCCAGATGTTGCACCAATAGCGCAAAATGTAAGTGTTGTGTCTACAAAAATTTCTTGAGGATCTCCAGCGCAATCCGTGTAGTACACCATTCCTGGGAATCCATCAGCGCTAGCGGTCCATTCTAAGCAATCAATAGGAGGCACATCGCATTCGTCTCCATACTCAATTGTTAAAGCAGGAATTACAGAAGGTATAAGCAACTCAATACTTCCTGGTATTACACAAACTCCGTCTCCTAAGTTTACCTCGTAAGCCATTGGCATTTCAGGTGTTGCGTTAGCAGGTATAGGAACAAGTATTTCTTGACGTTCTTTATCACAATCTAAGTAACTAAATGAAGCGTCAAAATCTCCAGCCCCTTTAAACGTACCTCCAGACCAAGTTGTACATGCTTCACAATCTGGGCATGATACAGGGTCTAGTAATACACCAGATAATTGTTGTCTGTAAGTACCTCCTAACTGATACCATCCATCGTCAGCAAGTGCTGTTAAATTAGAATCAGTGAACACAGCTGTAGCTCCTGAAAACGTACTAGAATTAATGTAGTAATCTAAAGGCTCTGTACAATTACAGCACACATCGTATTCATCCACGTCGCTATAACAAAGAGAAACTCTATTAGATATCCTTAAATCCCATACCAAGTATAAGTAAACTCCAGTATAATCAAAGTCATTTATAACTGCCTGATACGTTCCTGTCGAAGGATTTGTTATAGGTGTTACATCATTAAGTAAAGGTATTAATGAAGGCACATCGTAAAGAGTATTTGAAACTAAATACTTAAATGAATTTGAAGGATCAAAATCATAAGTATCTCCAGCTTCTTTAACAGAAACTAACGCTATATCACTACCTATTGCAGGTATTGTTCCTTCTGAAGTAAGTCCGCTTACTAACTCGTAAAGAGAAACACCAGTAGAACTTAGGTTTATAAATTCAATGTCGTAAGGGCTTAAATCAGCTCCAAGAGACCATCTGTATTTTGTATGAGTTGTTAAACCTTGAGATGCTGGTGAATTAAGAACAACCTTAACCACAGTCAAAGGCTCAAGCTCTGGACATGGAGAAGATATTGTAAATGTAGCATTATTAGGTATTACAGTAATTCTTGCTAACTCTGGTTCAAATGATGTTTTATCAAACACAACCTCAGAATCTTCATCTATTTTTTCGTTAAAAATAATAACATCATTATACTCAACAAGTAAATTCAAGTCACCATCCGTAACCTCTACATTGAATGTTACCTGTCCTATTGTTTTACCTAAATTTACATAGTAAGTACTCTCCTCACTGCTATTGTATTTTGAAACAACACTACCGCAAGGTACTTCATCATCAGGAACTGGTAATAACTCATCCTTCAAGGATAAAACGTACTCACTCATGTAAGGATCGTATCCACCTATTTTTAGATTATTTAATGAGTTTTTAAATTCATCTCTAAACCAGTGTTTCATACCTAAATCAGATATAAAAGCTAGCTGATCAGAGTTATAAGAACCTCCTCTTAAGTTTAATACAGCAGATCTCTTTACATCTGTAAAGAAAATCTCTGGGCCATAAACAGAAAAACTATCTGGATTGTTGCTTATTCCATTCTCCTCTATTCTTGATATCTGAGTACCTAAAACCTCTGGTATAGAAGTTATTGCTCCACCTCCAGCTGCGTCAGATAGTAAGTTTTTTCCTTGTAACACGTAAGAAATCTTGTCCTCCTGAAGAACAAGAAGGTCTGTTTTTCTTCCGTATAATATCTCTATACTACCAAATACTTTTTCTAAGTCTCTGTAGTTAGCTAGAGCTAAGTTGTATTCATTTAACTTATTTATGTTCGTGTCTTGATTATATATACCGCTGTACGTTATTGAAGCGTATCTATGAGCTGACCTGTAGTCCTCCTGAGAAACAGCCGTAACTCTACTGCCTATATAAAAAGGAGCACCTACTAAAGAATCTCCAATCTTATAGCTCTCGCATCCATTTCCAAAAGAGAAGCAGTTAAAGAAGTCAAGATTAGAAACAGCTGAACCAAGAGCAGACGGTTGATTAGAAACGTTACCCTGATGTAATCCGTTTACAATATCAAATACCTGATCATTTTCATAAAATATTTCACCATTAGCTTCTGCAGGCTCTGTTTCAAAAATAAACGAAGAAGTAGCTTGCTGTATATTTATGTATCCATACAAATCGGAGCTCTTTCCACTACATTTAGGCGTTCCACTTCTTAAAACAAGGAAAAGCCTTCCGTCTTTTGGGTTTGCTGTGTTGTTACCAATATAACCCTCTGCGAATTGATATTGATTAACGCTGCTTATTATAGGTACAGATCCAGATGGTCTGTAATTAGTTATTACAGATGTCTGAACATTTGTATTAACTGTGTCGTCGTCTCCAGAACTAACCCCGTTGGTAAGGTCTATTTGTTGTCCCTGTATAAAGTCATAAAAGCTATTATAATCCTGATTTGATACAAAGTTTTTATCGTAATCATAAATCCTTGATCCACATCTATTTCCTGCACCATTTCTTTTAAATTGGATTCTTATTGTAATTAAAGATCCAGCTGGAATAGGTATAGGCATGTATGGTTGATTGCCAGGATCTACAGGTAGCGTGCTATCGTATTCTGGATTATCCTGAAAAAAAGGCATTTGAGCTATAGTATAAGAATCATAAAAACTTACAATTGGTATTGATATAAAAGAATTTTCAAGATAAGTAGCCTGAAAATTAGAAGCCTTTAATTTCATATAGGTACCTGCTGGCTCTAAAGCACCTCCACTTATAAAACCACTAGACTTAGCCTCTATATCTAAAACCTTTGTTGTTACCAAACTATTTAAAACTCCAGAAGAGTCTTTTTTTACTATAAGTCTTTGATCGTTTCTTACCTTACTTCTGTTGTCTCCATCTAGTTTAAACCAAGTATAACCATCGTTATCTACGAAGAATATATTACAAAAAATAGTTTCGTAATCTGCTTTTGAAGGCTTTAATACAAACTCGTATTTTTTAGCCCAAGACGGAGCGATATTATTTACCTTTACCTGCAAGAAGTTTCTAGAGTCTGATGTAGATGCTGGAAAAAATACCGTGTTATTTGTTACGGTTAAAGCAGTGCTTCTTCTGCTGTAATCATCCATATAAACTATAGCTAGCTCATAATCCCTGTTACTATGTAAGCTTTTCTTGCTACCAGGATTTGTTATATAAGCCTCTGTAGAAACATTTTCAAAGTACTCATAAGCATAATTCATCACTGTAGAAGGATATTCTACAAAGAACTCCATAGCTGGAACCTGAATACCTAATACATTTGATCCATTAGCTACTGATATTTCAAATCCTCCATCGTTATTAGATATACCACTACCTGTTTTAGTCCATGCTGGAACACCTGCTGATATTTGTTTAGTGACAAGAGAACAGTTAAATAAATCGGTAAAAGACAATCCTTCAGAGCAATTAGATATAGTTTGATGTGTGTATAAGGCATCTATAAAACTTTGGTCTGTACCTAAATCAAAAACACTTGTATAATCCCTAGGGAATGTGTAGTAGAATATCTCTTGAAATATATTTATTGGGGCTCCAGTAGGATATAAAGAACTTCCGCTAAACCTGTTATGTATTAAATTAAAGTCTATAGTCAATGTATAACCTTCTTTTAATTCAGCGTTAGACAGGTCTATATTTATTTTAGAATTATCTATAGTGCTTACAAATGAAGGATCTATACTATAAGGAGCCCCGCTTGTTTCTGTTAAATTAAATCTATCAACACTTATAGGTTCGCTAAGTCCTTTTACATCATAATCTAAATTTACATCAATATCGTAACCGTCGACATAGTTACCGTAAAAAATTCTATTACCCATTGTTGTTTGGGCTTTAGATACTAATGGTACGTTGTCATAAAGTCTTAGTAGTTCGCTTTCTGGTAAAACAGTGTATATCTTTTTGTTATTAAATAATACCTCTTGAGTAGTATTACTAGCCCATCCTTGCTCTTCTTTATCGTACTTTTCTATAACATTCACGATGCTAGATGTTGAATACTTAAAGCAAACATCAACGCCTACAACATTATCGTCACCAGTATCAAAAGAGACTCTAACTGTGTTAAGTAGATTCTCCATACCAGTGTTTTTGTATGTAGAGTAGTCAATATTAAATGGACCTGGTTCGAATGCTATATCTGTAAACTTAGATAGAGCACTGTATTCTCCGTCTAGGTATTTATACCTATAAGAGAAAGAAATAAATTTATCCGTTATATAGTTTTCCTCTCCAGCAACATTAAATAATTGAATGATAGGAGCTTCTGTTGGAGGCGCTACAATTACATTAATATCCTCCTCTGTTATTTGATCAGTAGGATTAGGAAAGGGATAAGCTCTTTTTACGTTTATCTTTCTAGGAGGGTTTAAGTTGTCCGTCCAAAACAATAAGTCGTCTATTAAGTTTATTCCGTTTATTCTGTACTTCTTATCGAAATTTAAAACGCTAACTGACTTTACGTGGTACTTAAGTGTTTGTGTTCCAATATTGTAAGATACAATCATGTCAGTGGCACCTGGATCAGCAATGAACCAGTATATAGTTTCATTTGCACCATCCTCAAGAGCGCCTATACATTCTGCGTTTCCTGTAAGACCAGGGATAAAGGTTAGTTGTGAGTTACCTAAAGCGTTTTCAATAGCACCCATACTGCTTAATTCAGTTGAGCCTATTCTTATGTTTAATGCATCAATATATTCCCCATCTGGTAAAAGTCTCTCATCGACAGACTTGTTCATTTTACCACCGATAAATGTTACGACTTCGTTTGTATTTGAACCTGCCATCTACTTTATCCACTTGTTTTGACCTCTTAGGTTCATTAATAACCTTCCTGGGTGCATATTACTAATTCTTATTTTTGCGTTTCTTAAAAGGGCTGTTTTGTCTTTCTTAGCTCTATTCACCACGTACTCATTAATTCCTGTCTTGTTATTTAAAAGAGCGTACTTAACGTATGCGTATATGTAATCCTCAAAAAGCTTGTTCACACTCACTTTAGAATCGTCGCCTCCTTCCATACCGTCAGATATGTATTCTAAAACGCATAGTTCGTCAGCCATGTCTGAGCTAAAATTTATAACACCGTTAGCCTTGTCAATATTATATGTAGGGTTAGCGTTTGCAGTTTCTGTGTTCAATCCAAATCTAGCACCAACCTTGTAATCAAAAACCCAGTTACCATCAATAGACCATCCATACTTACCGTAAAAAGGACCTCCACCTAGATAAATTGTTTTGTTTTTCTTGGTAATCCTGTCATAATCTAATATAGACGTACCCTCAAGTATATCTCCATTATGATCAAACAAGACGTTGCCGACATTATCTTGAAGATAACTGTTACTAGACATCACCTGTATATTCTCAGATAAAGGTCTTAGTACACCGTCTTTGTAAATAGAAATCCTAGCGTAGTTCACGTAGTCTGGAGGTAAAATAAATCTCAAGTCTTCACTTACACTCATCTCAAGGACTTTAATTTCCTTCATTGCGTCGTAGTTCAACTCCTGAATACCTCTTTTTGCATGAAATAAAACGTTATATTTACTTACGTTATTTATAAGTTTGTCATTACCAACATACATCAACATAAAATTATTGACAATATCTCCTAATGATGTGTACTGGTAGTTACCCCAGTTTTGGTCCTGAGGTGATACACCAGAATTTTCGTAGTATTGGTATCCGTTTAAATACGCCATATCTTATCCTTGTACTTGTTGATTCTTTAATTCTTCGTTATTACCAAATGTATTAACCTCCATCTCTCTAATAGATAATCCAGCAAACTCTAGTATTTTAGAAACCAATAAAGGTTCATCAGTTAAAGGAAGCTCAAAGTCTTGGTAGTCATTAGCTGACTGATCAAACAATGGCTCACCTCCTACTATGTTTGTGTATGTCCACTTAGGGTCTCTTGGGTATCTTATATACTGAAGAGATACACCAGATGTTATAGTTGTTGGATAAACAGTAGCTAATGTACCGTTTAAAACATAGGCAGGATATAGTGTACTAGGTGCAGTAAGGTTTGATGAATTAAGATATAAAATCTTATCAGCAGTAACCTTATCAATCTCTTTATTTGCATATCTTAAACTATTAATGTAGTAGCAGTCTGTAGGAATTGCAAAGTTAGAAGTTGTAGGCACAGGTGTTAATGCGTTAACAACAGACAAACCATCTATTACATTTTCAATGTTTCTTACAATATCAGAAAGACCTGAACCAGATTGTCTAACGTTCTGCTTTATAATCCATAAATTATACTGGTAAAAGTAGTCCTCGAAAATAGAAAGCTGAGCCTGCTTTGCAAATAAATTAAAATCCTCTGGTGTAATGTAACCAAAGTTATTCTTATTAGCGGCAGACATTACAGTAGCTCTTACTGAATTAATCATATTTAAAAAGTTTTTACAAAGATACTAAAAAAAAAGCACCCTAAAATAGAGCGCTTATTTCTGTAATAGTGTAAAAGGCGTTACGCAACAGTAATTCCTGAAACAGCGAATGGTAAGTTTACCACGTCGTAAGCAACCTTAGTCCAACCTTCTTCTAATGAAGCGATAACAGCGTTTTGAATTGCATCACGCATAGCTTCGTTTCCAGATCCTGCTGTTGCGTGAGTGATAGTTACAACGTCTGTTGCTGTGCTTGCTTTGTAATGAACGTGAACAGTTGTTGTTGATTCCTGCTCAATCAATACAATTCCTGTAGCCGAAAGAATTTGAGTTTGTTCGTTTGTTACAGGGATTCTTAAAAATTTTTCCATTTTTTTTATTTTTTAACGTTAATAATATTTTGCAAAGATAATAAAAAAAACACCTTCAAATGTAGTGCTTATTATGCAATCGTGATCCCAGATACTGGAAATGGTAATCCTACTACATCATAAGCAACCTTAGTCCAACCTTCTTCTAACGAAGCAATTACTGCGTTTTCAAATGCATCACGCATAGACTCGTCTTCAGACCCTCTTGTAGCGTGTGTAATAGTCACAACATCTGTTGCGGTTGTTGACTTGTAGTGGATTTGAACGGTAGTTGGTGAATGCTGCTCAATCAACACAATTCCTGTAGCCGATACTAGCTGAGTTTGTTCGTTTGTTACAGGGATTCTTAAAAATTTTTCCATTTTTTTTTGCAAAGATAATAAAAAAAAGCACCCTAAAATAGAGTGCTTATTTGTAATAATCTATAAAAACTTACAGCTTGTTCTCCAGTAATCTTAACACTTCAATACCCTCATCTGATTGTAGGAATGATGTTAAAATAAATAATGGATCCTCACCGAAAGGAACTGTCAATAATTTTTTCTTGTTCTGAGGTAAATTATAGTAGATGTCCTTGTTGTTATTTCTAAGAGTTAACAAGTTTTGATCTAAAAATTTAGCAGCAGTATTTTGTAATTCTAGCATTGGATCATTTAAGACCTCTAAGAAATCTTGAGGACTTCTTTTAGCGTAAATTAAAACATCTCTCTTAAGTTCTGCTGTAGACATCTTGTCAATTTTAGAACCTAATAAAACACGAGCAACAGTTTCTAACTTTTCAATAGTTAAATCCCTTGCAGATAACTGAGCATCTAACTCGTAGTTTAATTTTTCAATTTCAGAAGAGGCATCCTTTTCAGTGTTTACTTCTTCAAATATTGTACCATTACCAGGATGGTAACTTAAGAACTCTTGCAGAACAGGATTGTTTTTAGGAACACTTAATGCTCCATCAACAAATACAATAGGCTCTAAAATTAGATTACCATCTTGCATGTCTTCAAAAGGACTTTTTTGATTTTTAGCGTATCTTAACGCTCTGTTTGTTTGTTTTGTTTCATCAAAATAAAACAGATTTGATCTGTTCGTGTTTTTAGATGGTAACATGTAGCTCAAAGGTTTGAACTTTCTTTTTAAGACATAGATTTTGTCTTCTGAAACTTTTACTGAGTTTTTCATTTGATCTGATTTAATTTATTGTAATTTAAAAAATAACTTAGGGTGACGATTTGCCACCCCAAGTCTTTTATTTAATCCTAGTTTTCGAACAACACGAAGTTGTTAGCACCTAAAGTACATAAAGCTCTTTCTGATAAGAAATGAACCTCCATTGCATCTAAGCTTGAAGTAGAAGCTCCTCCAGCAGATCCAGTGATCCACGTTTTGTAACGTCTGTCTTCAGTTTCAGAAGCACGGTATCTTACGTGTAAGAATGGTCTCTTAGCGTTTTTACCTAATACTTGGTCGTAAACAGTTGTAGAACCAGCTGGAACTAAAACTCCGTTTACAGCACCACCTGTAATACCACCACGAGTAGTAGCATCGTTTAAGTATTTCCAGTCAGTTTTGTAGAAGTCGTAACCTCTTCTGAATCCTGTAAATCCTAAGTTTAATGCCATATCCTTATCGTTATCGAATAAACCGTATGAAGTACCACCTGCTCCGTAAGAGTTTTGTGCAGCTAACATATCATCGATATCGAAAGAGAATTGACGGTTAACAAATAATGCATTCTCTTGAATAGCACCTTGCTTATCTAATCTTTGGATGATTGAATCGAAATCAGCTAAAGTAGTTGGGTTACCACCAGCATAAACGTTACCTCTTTGTCCTACAACGTAGAATAAACCTTCAGAACCTTTATTACCAACGTAACCTGATGTAGCAGCAGCACCTGAGTTAGTCTCAGCTGGAACAGCTTCAATCATAGACATTTCTAAGTAGTCTTCGAAACGTAAACGAGTTTCGTGCTCAGCTTTGATATACCATAAGTAACCAGTAGCTCCATTTTCTGTTGTAACCTCAACCCATCCGATTTGTGCCATTTCAGAACCTGAAACTGCATACTTATCTTTGATGATGATTGGAGAGTTCTCGAAGATGAAATCTGATGGCTCAACTGATTCAACCATTCCTTCAGTTCCTTTTTTGAACTCAGAACCGTAAACGAAAGATGTAAATACTTTACCAGAACCTGCAACTCCAATACCTCCAGCTTCGTAGAAAGCAACTGTAAAAGTAGCAGAAGCATAGTTTACAGCAGTGATGATTGCTTTGTTAGAAATAGTAGAAGCGTTATCAGAAATGAAAACAGTTTGACCAATTCTGAAAGCGATTTGTCCACTACTTGTAGTAGTAGCTCCTGGTACTAACGTATCATTAACTGTGAACGTAGCTGTGTCGTCACCTAAAGCAGCAGTAGTTGTACAGTTGATATACTTAGTATGTAAACGTCCTTGTTCTGCCCATTTGATAAGGTCAGAGTTAGATGGCATCTCAGCACCAACTGCTCTTAAGAAAGATGCAATTGTTCTGTTACCATATCTTTCAAATTCTTTTTCGTATGTATCAGGTAAGTACTGATTTAAGAAATCGAAGTTTGTGATGTAATTTGATGATAGAGTTTTTTTCTCTGTACTTGGTTGTAGGGCAAACCCTGGAACCGATTGTAATGTACCAGCCATTTTTAGTTGTTTTTAGTTTTTAATTGTTTTTTATACTTCTAATTTTAAGTCCTGAAGTACTCTCTGAACTAATTGCTTTGATTTGAAAATCATTATTACTATAAGACTGAGGCGATTGTCTAGTCTGCATATCAATATTTTTCATCTTCATATCTGTACCTTTTAAAGCGTCTGACTTTCCTTGTTCGTAGAAAAATTTAGCCATCTTCTCTGGGTTCATAGCAACAGAAAGAGATCTATGCCATCCAGCAGCGTCTTTAATTAGGCCATCCTCTCCAATGTATTTTGAAATAAATCCATCTAAATTAGATTGAGCTGATTTTAATTCATTTGCATCCCCAGGAGCAAACGTAATTGATTTATCACCAACGTTGAACTCAAAACCTTTGAACTCATTACTGAAAACCTCGTCCGTTTTTTTCTGAAAATACTCAGATTTTTTTTGACCTTCTTGCTGAGAAGCATTTACTTCTTGAACGTATTTCTTGTAAGCCTCGTAGCTTTCTTTTTCTTCGTCAGAAACTAAACCTCCCCTTGACTCAAGAGGCGTTTTGTATTGTTCCTTTAAAGAATCCAAATACTTCTTAGCTTTAGCAAGCTCTTTTTTCTTAGCCATTTCCTTCTTCTTGATATCTCTTTCGTCATCAAGATCCTCATCATAACCAAACTTATCCTCGATCATATACTTGATATCATCTTCGTCTAAGTCTTCCTCTGTTTGAGCATAGTACTCTGCTAATACTGATTCTGGATCTGAATCATCGTACCCTTTATTTAATTTAATAAAGTCATCGATTCCTCTTCCAGTTTCTTTTTTGTATTTCAAGAATGCCGAAACATCCTCTGGTAACTCTTCTGCATTGGATCTTTGTTCAAACAAGTCCTCTAGAGAGTTAACCTCTTTATTATATCTATTCTTAATATATGAAAGAACGTCCTCATCTTTTATTTCTGCCGATTGATTCTCATCAATATGAACAGTATCGTCAACGGCTCCTTCGTCACTTTGGCCGCCATTCATTTTTTCTTCGTGCTTCTGAAGCAATTCGTTTTCAACCTCTTGAACTGATTTTTGTTCAGCTACACCTAAGTCTTTTACAGTGAAATTTTCCATTTGATTTAATTTTTTGCAAAGTTATTAATAAAATTTATAGTATTTTAAGCGTTATCTAGGCTCAAACTCAGCTAAATCAAACGCATCCAAGGAATCTTCATTTGATTCAAAGTTAACTGGAGGCAGATTGTTCTTTCTTTGTTCTATAAGCTTAGACTGCTGAGTATTCTGTATGCTTATTCTTTTATCTTTAGCAGCCTCCTTCTTGTCTTCCTTAGTCATCTGTAGCTCAGTGTCTACACCTCTTAGCTGCATGTTAAGGCTAAACTCTTTATCCATTAACTGAGTCTTAAGCATCGCCTCGTTCTTTAATTTTTCAATTTCAAACGCTACCTCAGCTTGCTTGATTTGTATTTTAGACTGAGTCTCAGCCTGTATCTTCATCATAGCTGCCTGAGCTGCCATCTGTTGAGACTGAGAGTTTATGTCTGCCTGCTGCTGAGACATCATCATCTGATTCTTCTGGTCAAGCTCTTGCTTCTTCTTTCTCTTAAGCTTAAGTATTTGATTAGCTAGCTTTATATTTCTAACCTCTCTAATGTCAATAGCATCCTCAAGGTTTATATCTCCCTTAGATAAAGCCATCTGAACATTTGCTTCTAACTGAGCCTTCTCTTCAAGGTCTGGAGTTACCTCAATAAATATACCAAAGTCGTAAATGTATAGGTCTTTAATCTCATCAAGTATACCTACGTTATATTTACCTATTTGTAGTATAAATTCCTCCTTAAAATCTGAGTACTCTAAAATATCAGCAACCCTGTAAGAAACAGCCTCTGCTAATGATTTTGTTATATGTAAGCTTCCTTCTAGTATGTGTCTTGTAGCTGTGTTTGAGTTTGCTGACGCAAGCTTTTGTAATCCTACTAATGAATTAGGGTCTGGCATAGAACCATCTCTAGCTTCATTTAGACCCGTTACATCTCTAAGCATGCTTAGGTAATGATTATAACTTCCAATTAAGCTATTTATTTTACCCTGTCCGCTGTTCGTGTTTAGCTCCTGAATTGGAACCCTAGCATTATTAAATTCACCGTCTCCAGTGTAACTTCTACCTATAACAGATCCCGTTTGGAAGTACAATCTTAATGCATCCTCTGGGTTGTATGCGGCTCCAGTACCTAAGTCTACCTCATTAATACCGTCGGCATCAATAAATACCCCGTCTGGAACAACTCTTTGTATTACCTGTTGTAGTTTTAAGTGAGTCATCTGAATTAAATCAGCGAATGGTATCATTCTTCTAAGTAATGACTCTATCTTTCCTTTGTATAATTTTGGAGCAACAGCAACATAATTAGGTATAGCATACTGAGATGCTGATTTAGGTCTAACCATATTCTTAGAAAGTTGCCACTTTAAAAGTATATTAGTACCCATAACCATAACCCCATCATACCAAACATCAATAGTCTTCTCAACCTTTTCAAAGTTTCTATCCTTCATCATGTCCTCTGTAGGATTGAAGGTGTCATCTTTTTCTATTAATGTTTCTGTTCCGTCTTCCTTTATTTTCTTTTTATATACAACCTTCTTTGTTGACTTGTAGTTGAAATACATTAACGTAGCTGTGTCTTGATAAAACAAGCTGTTTGCATACATTTGAGCTGAGTTGTAGTAATCATACCAAGCCTTACTGTACTTAGATATCTCCTGTAAGTCTTCGTTTGTTAATGTAGGGTCTATCTTAGGAAGCTCAGTAATTGGAACTGTTTTAATCTCACCCCAGTAGAAGCAATCTCTAAATTTAGGGTCCTCTGTGTATGAGTAAACAACGTTCGCTGGGTCAACATAGTCTAACTTAACGCCTGCTCCTGGAAGGAATTGGTGCTTAGCAATACCTATACCTAGTATAACAATATCGTAGTCTACCCTCTTTCTAATATCGTAGTATCTGTTCTGCTCTAAAATAGTGTTAATCGCCTCCTCCTCAGCTATCTCTATAGCTGGCTTGTAGTTCATTTGCATGAATAAAGAAAGCTCCTCTGATGTTTCTGGTAAGTCATCTGGCTTTGTTTCAAAGGCATCAATACCGAAGTCGTTCTTAACCTGAAGCAATAAATCCTTTGACACCATATCAGCCTGAACAGACTCCTGGAATTTAGATCTATTCTCTGTAGACATAGCGTCCTGAGCAAATGCCTTAATAGCAAACAACCTGTCATTCATTCCGTTGACAACAATGTCCACGAATTTTGGTATAATAGGAACTGGTGTCCAGTCAATATTTAAGTGCGATAAGTCACCGTCTACAGATATTTCATTCTTGTACTTCTGAATAGACTGCTCTCCCCTTGCATATAGTCTTAACCTATGGTAATCAGACCACTGATTATAAAATCGACAAGATCTTCCGTCTTTTCTGAACCATTCGTAGGAGATAGCCCTACCAATCTGAAGACCATATTCTTGAGATTCTTTTTCTTTATCGCTAGCAAATTGATTTGGAAATCCAATTTGATTAATAGATATTTTTACGTCTTGCATTTATATTATGTGCTTCCAGGTTTTTAAATTTACAATGCTTAAAATATTTGATTTTGATATATTAAAAATAACCGCTAGTTTTCTTGAGGAATAATTTCCGCTATTGTGCATTTTTCTAATATTTAAAACATCTTCTTCGTTTAGCTTAGAAGTTATATTTTCAGAACCTCTTTTAGCTGATTTTATCATTTTATTAAGCGTTTCTTCAGATACTTTCTTTCCGTACATGTGATTTTTTTCACCAGATTGAGCTTTTGACATTTTTATTTTAGTTTCTTCGCTAGTAACCTTTCCTTTATGAAACTCAGAAACCTTTCTTCTTTGTTCTTTAGAAATAACTTTTCCTCTGTTTGGTATACTCATCTTTATTTTTGCTTCATCAGAATGAATTAACCCCAAACAACCATCTCCTCCGTTAGTTAAATTACATAAACTACCTAATCCTAAATCGCTTCTTCCGTGTAATTTTATAAACTCAATTTCTTTTTCTTTTATAAAGTTATAGTCATCGTGTTCAAATAATATTTCAACATCATAATCTGTTTTATTGACTATTTTATTCCAGTGATCGTTTCTGCTTTTTTTAGATTTAGACCTATAATAATTATTATCCACTCCTATTCCGATGTAGAAAGGAATGTTTTTATCTAATCTTATATGTCTATACAAATATGCCATTTACTTAATTAATTCACTATACAATCCTGCGTTTTTGTATCTTGCAAAGTTAATACTTATTTTTGATTCTTTTTTAACTGGAGTGTACATGTGTTTTTGTGTAGCCATAATAGCTAAACCTGAACTAATAGCGGCATCAAACTTGGTCCTGTTATTTATATCAAACTTAGCCCAATCCTCTAAAGTTCTTGTGAAGTACATTGATCCCATTTCATCTGGGTCTCTATACGTAGACTCAAGATCTAATCCTACGTGCTTTTCTATATACGTCTCAATAGAAGATGCGTGAGCCTGTTTTATATCTTCAGACGAGTTAGGCATCCCTCCTAGCTCTCTTTCTGTCTTAGATAGCTTAGAATAGTGTTTGTCTGGCCTGTTCATTGAGTACTGCCTGTATCCATTATTCTTTATATGGTAAAGCAGCCTTTGCTTGTTGTTCTCAACAAGAACTGGCATTCCGTAGAATATACAAGCCATAAGTACGTCGTCAAAGAATATCTCAGCAGTCTGTGGCCTTGATATGTACTCCAAGAAGAATTGATTTGTAGGAGCTTGGTCCATGTGAAACTTAGTCATTCCGTGCAAAGACCCGTTAGATCCTCTTCCGTCAACTGTTCCTGATATATCGTACGGGTCACATCCAAAGGCACCGATATGTTCGTTACCTGGGAACTTTACCCCGTTTCGTATCTCTACCTTGTTTTGTAAATGCTTCGGAGGTATCCAGCTAACCAAGAACCTACCTCTATTGTCTGGAGTCCAGACGACCTTACTGTCCCTAACTCCATCCATCCAATGAAACGATCCTCTTGTAAGGACACGCTCCTTTATTAACGAGTCATTGTAATCTATCTGCTGGTAAATCTTAGTAAGATTAAACAAGGATGATTTACTCTCATCCCTAAACGCATGAGACTCAGTTCTAGGGAACTGTCTGTAGAACTCATTAAGTGAATCTGGATGACTTTTTAATGAATCAACCTCATTCTCCCAGAAGTCAATAGCCCCTATCTTAATCATCATGCCATCTATACCCATTACTGGCTTTTCTGGTGTTCTAAAAACAGGGAACCCGTACCTGTCTATGTAACCCTCAAAGTTCCACTCCATAGGAATGAATAGGTTGTAAAGTCCAGACCTTGTTTGTCCGTTTGAGTTTCTGGTAGAAACATTAGAGTCTTCGTAAAGGGTTTTGAAGTTCTTACCTCCCTTTTCTAAAGCATTCGAAGTAGAACCCATCATACACTTACCGATAATTTTAGATCCCAAACGAAGACATGTCTTAGTTACACGCCAGTTATTTAAAATATTATCAGGCTTTAACCATTTACCAGACTCGTCATGAATAAGAAGCTTCAGCTTCTCCCCATCGTACGAGTTATCTCCAGTATTCTTCCAGTCAATAGACGTGTCAAGACCTTCTATTTCGTCTTGATTCTCGTCGTACATGTTCTTCTTGGTAATCTTAGAGGCAGGCATTCGGTAAGCAAGCTCAGTCTTAGGCTTGTCCATACCGTCCTGAATAGGCTTGAAGAAGAAAGGGTAGTTACTAGATATAGGTACGACCTTATCTGTAAACATCGTCTTTGCATCCCCTCCAGTCTTGGATAGAATACCTATCCTTGCGTTCTTTGTAATCGAACCAGTATTAACGCCCTCTGCGGACCCCATAAATGAGAATCCAGAACGTCTAATCTTAAGATATATCATACCAAAGCATCTAAAGTCAGCCTTGCAAGCCTCCCAGTATATCCAGAAAACTCTATTAGCCTCACGATAATCTGGCAGACCAACGTCAATCTTAGTCCACTGAAGGTACATGTAGTTGGATCCTGTAATGTATGTAGGTAATCCGTTATTCATGAACCAGAATCCAGCCTCCCTTCTATCAAACTCGGTCTCTATGTAGTCAACCCATTTTGATTTGAAGTCCTTAGGCATTGTGTGCCACTGGAATATACTCTTAATTCTTTGTAGTTCCTTTGGGTACTCGAACGGTTCCCAGTATTGCTTTTCTTTTTTACCGTCCCTTTTATATACTAAATCTGGGACGGCTGGAAGTCCTATGTGAAGACCGTTTATATTGTAAACCTCACCAAGTGTACCGTCACGAGATATAATAACTATGTTATACTTCTCATCGTAACCGTATGCCCAGGCCTTTTTTTTATTCCTATTATTAACGACGTTTTTATCTATGTAATTAGAAATAACAACGTATAGGTTATCTTGATCTTCTCTCTGCGAATCCTCCTTTGTCTTCATTCTTTGATGTAGATTTAGTTTCACCTGTTATCATTTCGCTCTCCTGCTCTATTCTAGCTAGTATTAGAAAAGCATCTTCCACTGCCAAACGCTTTGTAGCAGCAGCGTTCTTAAGCTTGTCAGCGGAAAGGTCGCCCTCCATACCTGTAATAATCTTATCCTCAGCCACCTTAATAAGCTCGTCAACAGCTTTATATCCAGCTTCAATTATTCTCTGCTTAATATCGTTTGTTGTCATAGCTTAATTTTTATATTACTGGTAAACATTCTGTACAGCTTCTGGTCATTAATCTTAAACTCGTACTCGCTATCTGGCTCAAAAGCAACCTCATCACCTATAGATAAACCTAAGTCAATTAGCTCCTGGTTTATGTACTTTATCCTTCCGATAAGCGGCTCCTCAGTACCTGGCTTTACTAGGTAGTAATCCTTCGTTTCAACTGGCTCTATGAAGCAGTACTTGGAGTAGCACTTCCACTCATCACCATTAAAGAACATGAAGAACTGATCCTCCTCAACAAAGAACATGTCGTCCTTAAAGAAGTTATGACTGCTCTGCTGTCTACCTCTCATGTCGTAGTAGAACTTAAACACGTTATGGTGAACTAGAAGTAAGTCACCAACATTAATCTCCCCATCATATCCAACTGGTGTAGCAACAACCTCAGCAAACCTATTGGATGACATGTGGTCCTCCTGTGATGTGCTTGTTATGAAGTTGATGTTGCCTATTGATTTGATGTTATCATAACGCCTTCCTTTTAAAGGTTTTACGATAAATGAAAATGGTGACCTCATTCGAAGTTTATGTTGTACTCGATTGATATTGGCATGTTTGAATTGAATCCCTTCCACAGGTACTGCTCATTGTTTTTCTCAATGTATATACTTATGGAATCATCCTGCTCAAGCCTGATATGACATATGTGATACGTCTTATCAAGAACAGGCTGTCCTATAAGGTAATGCATCGCATTGTTCTTGTAGTCAGCCCCAACTGATATCTTCCTAATGTCCATCATTTTCTTCTGGAACAATAATATCGCCTGTAGTTAAATTAATCTCTACATTGCCAAATTCTTTTTCTAACTCACCCTTTAGCTCGTTGAATTTCTTTTGATTATCACCAATGTCGTTGATTATCTGAGCTTTCTTTGACTCGTACTGAAGTTGTAGGTCTCCTAAAGTAGCTGATGCGTTAATCATGAACTGATTAAACTCCTTAAGTTTTTCTAACTGAATTTCTGAAATTTTATTTTTCATTTGATTAAATTTTTTTACAAATATACGAAAAAATAAATTACCTTGTAATCAATAGTAATCCTGTTACCGCTAACGAAGCTATTGACACAACTTTTAATAATTTATTCTTTGATTTTTCTTTAGATATTACCTTATCCTTGTTTTTTATAACAAGGTTCAAGTCGCTTACCTGAAATTCCTTTTCTTTGTACGCAAGCATTAACTTATCGTTTGACTTTATAAGGGTATCTATCCTTAATCTTGAAACACTATCCATCTTTATAAGTGTTTTTAATTCTAGAGTTAAGAAGTCCTTCTGAACTAACTCCGTTATTATCTTGTTGGCCTGAATACTATCTAGTATTACTACCTTCTTTTGTGCGTTCATCGAAGTACTGCTGCATATCAGAAACAGAATACTTATTAATAACCTTAATTCTTTCATTGTACTGTGTTTTAATTACCGTTCTAACTCTTTCTACGCTGTCATATTTTAACTTTAAGACGCTATCTTGTTTTTTTAATGTATCGTATTGAGACAACAAGTATTTAGCTCTTAAATCGTGTTTTTCAGCTTCCCTTAAAAGAGAATCATTCTTTAATTCTAGTGAAGCAGACCTTGTCAGTAACAAAATAAAAAGCGCCACTATAATAATATATGGTACGTACTTCCTTGTGTTTAGTATATTTATTTGCATATCTATTCCTTTATCTCAAAATGCATCCAGTCGTAGTTCTTTTCTCTTCCTAAAGAAATAAAACCGTGCTTGTAAAAAATGTCGATCATTTTCTTATACTCTGGCCTTGCAAATCTTGCTGTTTTACTTGTTTCTTTTAGTTGATTTCTTCCTGGATCAAGATCTAACGCTATTCCCCAGGAGTGCTTTGACCAATCGTCACCACCTCTCATCTTTCTGAAGTTGAAGCATCCTCCAAATAAGTCAATACCTAGCTCCTTTATTTTTTCATAACCATATTCTCTTAATATCTCATTAAACACTGCTAAGAATCTTCCAGAAACCAACTTATGACATCTCATCTTATTTACTACACTTTCTGTATCCCAAGCCAAACGCATTGGATAAGGAAGTAGTATTGTTACCAAGTAACCTTCACCTGTTATGTTAGGTTTTCCGTACTTAGATATCGTCTCCTTTGTTGTCATTTTTTTTATTTCTTAATGTTTCAACCATCTTTAACATGGTATAAAAAATAGATACGATAAGTAGTATTATCTTTAATGCGCTCTCCAAGTTAGAAAAGCTTAAAGCCATTGTTATACTGTTTAGCATGTATAATTTCAAATCGTTATGCGACATTTTTAGCTTTCATTAAACGTTCAACAATACTTGTTACTCCCTCAATAGTAATATAAGAAGTACCAATAATTACCCAATCAGTAGAGGTTATAGATCCGCTGAATAAACCAACTGACGCTATAACAAATACTGTTAACTTTCTACTTACCCATTTGTTAAGTAATAAATCTATTTTTTCTTTTCTACTCATCTTTTTTAGGGTTGTAATCAATAACCTCTAACTCTTTTAGTTTATCCACAATTTCTGAGAATTCTTCACATTTTAAAATGTTTTCACCCACTATCCAATTATCATTTGCGTCTTTTACAAACTCTAATCTATGTGGTAAATTTTCAAACCCGTTAAGCTCTTTATATTGAGCTTCATTTGCTTTTAGTACTTTCATTATATTAGTGCGTTTATATAAGTGTTATAATCTGCTACAAATGCGGCGTTTTCAGATATCATGGAAGCACCCATTGCATACATGGAAACAGTGTGTAACCCTTGGGCACTACCGGCCCTAAGCACAATTTGATTTTGTGTTGCTCTTGAAGTTGAAGTAGCTGTTTTGCTATCGCCTACTGTGCCATTAAAAAGTTGTACATTTGTAGCACTTGTCCTATGAATAGATTTCATACCCCTAGTATTGTTATATAAAAAATTTGAATCTAGTTGGGCAGTACCTTGATTTATATGCTGAAAAGGAGAACTTGTTATCCTTATTGAATTACCAGCAGCATTAAGTAATCCCTCTATTGGGTTAGATTGGGACGCTGTATACATATACACATATCGACTCGCATTATTTAGTGAGTATTGTGTACCATTACTTCCTGAAAAATTAGTATCTATATAAGCTGTACCAACACCTGTTACTCCTACATTTGGTGTAAAAGTTATACCATTTGTTGTAGTAGCTAAATTAGCATTAGGGTTTTTCCAATTAATCATACCAAAACCTAAACTACCGTTATTAGCAAAGTTATAAAACACATCTAGTTTGGCCCAAACTCCATCGGCCTTCATATTCATTAATAAAGTATTCTGTAACTTTTGTTGTGGTAACTCAGGAAGTGCATAACTAGCTCCTAAAGCAGCAGCTTTATTTAAAACAGCTTGATAATCCGCATCAAATAAAAATATACTGTTACTACTACTTACATAGGCACTTGTACCATCTGCATCAGTTGCGGCAACTCTACAAGTAATATCAAAACCTACATCAGCTAAAGCTAAAACATAAGTACTATTAGTAGCGCTTGTAATTAAAGTAGCACCTCTATACCATTGGTATAAATACCCTGTTACTCCTGTATCACTTGTCCAAGTACCTGTTGTAGAAGTCAATGTTTGACCTATTGTAGCGGTACCGCTAATAGTAGGTGCAACTGTATTAACAGGTACAGCTCCATCTGACCTAAATCCACCACTCCTACCTATAAGATTAGCTATAGCTATAATCATACTACCAAAGAGCTATAATATTAGACGCAGTTGTTCCTGTAGAGAATACCTTTAAAACATTGACAGGAATAAAGCTACCGTCTTGAACGTTTATAAATGTAACCTCGTCACCACCGACAGTCATAACTTTAAGGTTTCCTTTTGTACCCACGTATAAAACGCATCCGTTGTTACCTGATCCGTCTTCTGTTGCTACGTTTGGTATGTTAGCCGTGTTACTTGGTGAAACAGCCGCTGCTCTTCCTGCTTGTAATTTTTGATACGCCATGATTTATTTTTTTTTGTAAATTATTTTATTTATTAATAGCCCTGGGTTGTTTAACGCAGACTTTCTTTTACTGCAACCGCAGTCTTTTCCTGATTTTTTAGCTAAGTAGTCAACAGCTTTTTTAACACCCGTTGCCTTTGTTACTCTTTCTATATCGTCTCCTAACATTTCGCTTTTTTTATTTTACCAACGTTACCCTTTAAGTACTTCATCTTCCCGTCTAATGACTTCTTAGATTCGTACTCCTTTGCTTTTTTTATAATTTTTTTCATATTATCTGAATTTTGATACCTTTTTAGCTATACTTTTAGGTTGCTTTACAAACTGCTTACCCTTTGAATTACCTTCAGCCTTGGCTTTATTAGTTGCTGCTTTCTCAGAAGCGCTTAACGAATCCCAAGCCGCTGATGGTAAGTATCTCTTCTTGCCATTAGAAGGCTTTCCATCTGATGTCTTCCATTTTTGCTCCGTCCATTTTTTTAAGGACTTTTGTGATTTAGCTAAAGCCATTACTTGTACCCTCCTCCTGCTTTTTTATATTGAGAAGCAAGTAGCTGTGCCTTTCTAGCTGACCATTCGCCAGGATCTCCACCCTTACCGCCTGCTTTTATTTTATTAAACAACGCCTTTCTCATAGTAGGCTTGGTATAGTTACCTGCCGCATTTACTTTTGATTTTGTTGCCATTAGTATTTTCCTTTTCTATTAGATGGGTTGGAAGTTGTTGATCCTCCTGGCCCAGCCCATAAGTTTTTACACGCCCAGTATCTAGGTGTTAATTTGTTCGTAGCTGTAGAACAGCTGTGTCTTGCTTTAAAGCTTTTTCTTGCAGCTGCTGAGTAGTTATTACCGTAGCCCTTTGCTCCAAAATGAAGTAGCTTTTCTTGACCGCCTGAGCAAGCCTTTACCATCTTCTTCTTACCAGCTCTGTCAGAAGCAACTGGACTATTGCATTTCATCTTACTTTTATCAGCCATAATCTATTTCTTACCTCCCCTTGCTCTTCTGTCTCCTGGCATAGATGTTTTTGATCCTCTATTTATAGAAGCCTTCTTCATTACTACACCTCTTTTTGTGTGACTAGCGTCTAGTCCATCTCCATTCCCGTATGTTCCTCTTGTTCTGTTAATCTTGTTAAGCTCAACTCTTTTTTTTACCTCACGGTCCTGCTTGTTGTACTCACGCTGGTAATCCAGACGCTTTTTTTTAGCGTCTGGATTGTTCGCGTAATATTTTGCTGTTCTTCCCAGCACTATTTTTTAGTAGTCTTAACCGTTACTTTTTTAGTAACCGACTTGCTAGTCATTGGTTTTTTATCTGCCATTTTCATTTTTGCAGCCATCTTCATTTTGTCTGCCATTTTAGAATTTTTCATGTTGATTGTTTTTAGTTATTTATTTTTTTTTAGTTTTTCCTGCTTTACTTAATGCGATTGCTATAGCTTGCGCTCTAGGCTTTCCTGATTTAATCTCCGTTCTTATGTTAGAAGATATAACCTTGCTCGATGTTCCTTTTTTTAGTGGCATACTATACTACTGCTGTTATAGGGTTTGAAATCCATGTAGCTATTCCTACTTTTGTATACATTAACCCACCTCCTGATATACTAGAACATGAAACCCTCGTTCCTAACGGGTATAGTGAGTTTGGATATAATGCATTTAAAGCCGCAGCGTTATATGGTGATGTTGTTGTATTTAAAATTATGTCATTCAAAATATAACCAAATCCAGCACCTATTCTTTTCCCATTATATGTAATGTTTGTACCTCCTACAAATTCAGCTTGCCAATAATCTGTACCCAATGATATAAATTTTACTGTATCATTAGAGTATAAAGGGTATATGTTGCTGTTGCTATTTGAGCTGTTAATAGATATAGTAGTACCTTCGTTATAAGACTTTATATTTACAGGATTTACTCTATTAGAAGAAACAATAATCACTTTTCCAACGGGAGCGTTCTCTGGAAGTCTAACGTACTCACTATCGCTACCTGTTACTGTGTTTATGTCGTACTCAAGAACGTTATAAGGAGCTGAAGCGCTAGTATTTACAACACCCCTTGTGCTTGCACCAAATCCAGCTGGTCCTTGTTCTCCTTGAGGTCCCTGAGCACCTGTCGGTCCTTGTGGTCCCTGAGCACCTTGTGAAGCTAGCAATGCCCAGTGCGTTGTGTCAACGTCTGGAGATAAGTTAGTTGCTGGAGGAGTAGCTCCTGTTATTGCTAAAATACAGAAATAAGACGCACCATTATAACCAACGGCGTCATCTGCAACGTATGATGTTCCTGAATCCCAAGAACCCTGCCAGTCTAACCCTGCTGGCCCTACTGGTCCGATAGGCCCGTCTGGTCCGATAGGTCCCTGAACCCCTTGAGGTCCTGCTGGCCCTACTGGTCCTGCAACAGCGGACGCGTTGATAAATGCTTTTATATCACCAACACTGAAGTTCTTGGTAAATTTACTAGGTGTTTCCTTGTCCGTTCCTATTAAAAGGTCATCGTCCTGTATATTAGTATCTAATGGATACAATGAAATTTTAGTCATCTCGTTTATTTGTTTTATCTTTGCAAAGATAATAATTAAAATTAAATGAAAATTAAGACTAATATTAGAAAGGCATACGACAGAAGGGAGCCAAGTAATGACTACCTGAAATACTGGCGTGTGGTTCGTCAGTGGGCCAAGACAAAGCACAACATATCATCAGCCGACCTAGACATGATCCTGTTCCTATACTCTGAGAAGCTGTTCACAAGGAAGTCATTCGACGAGTTCTCCATGACAATGAGCTGGGATGTCAACCGATTTAACAGGATGCTAACTGATGGATGGGTTATAATATGGCGCAAGAGAATGCATCAGGAGGCAACGCTATACGAGATATCGTTCAAAGGTAAGAGCCTTTGCCGTGCTGTGTACAGAAAGCTTAACGGTGAGGAGCGCATATCTGATAACTACCAGAACAACCCAATGTTCGCAAAAAATGCGTCGTACACCAACAAGAGGTATAGACGCATCATTGAGAAGATGAACGATCCTAATACACGATAACAACGTCCCTCTCGGAAATAAGTGTAAGCTGCTCACCATTTAGGATCATGGTGTAGCCAGCACGCTTATCGTAGTAAATCTCGTCACCCTCCTTAACACAGATAACATCAGAGCCAGGGTTTATAACCGTGGCTTTTTTGTATCTTATCTTGTCGGACTCATCGCCAGAAAGAACAAGACCAAAGTCGGTCTTGATCTGTTCTTCAATTGGCTTAATAATAATATTCTTTCCTATTGCTCTCATTTATTATTTTATTAAAGGTTCTGAATTTATTTTAGTCAAAGGCTCGTAAGTCATTTCAAATATATCTGGTTTGCAAGGATAATATTCTCCCTTTACTCCTTTTATAATCCAATCACCTTCGCTTGCACACATAACTCCTTCCAAAGTTTCTATATAAACTTTTCCTTCGTTCAAATAATTGATGTCAACATCAGCATCTTTTAAGAACTCTGATAATTTTTCTAACTCTTGAAACGAATCCATAGTAAAATGAAACGCATCAATTACCACTGGTTTTTTTACGAATTTTGTCATGATTATATTACGCTCTCGCTATTGTTATTATTGCATTTGTACTTAGTATCGTTGATGCCACCGACACCGCATTCTTAAGTGCGTTCTTGGTCACCTTCAGCGGGTCAATCACGCCCATAGCGTACATGTCACCGAACACGTTGTTCTTAACATCGTACCCGTATGCGTTATCAGTAGAAGAATCCGTCATGATGTCCCATGGGTTCAGACCAGCGTTGACCATTATCTGACACAGCGGTGACTGCATCGACCTTGACATAATGTGGTACGCCACGAACTGCTCCTTGCTCATCTCCTCAATGTTCTCATCCGCCAAGAATGACAACTCATCCGATATATTGAACAGGGCCAACCCTCCTCCTGGAAGGATCCCCTCCTCAATCGCAGATCTAACAGCACAAATCGCATCGTCAACCCTGTCATACTTCTCCTTCTGCTCAATGTCAGACGATCCGCCAACATAGATAACACCGACACCGCCAGTTAATGAGGCGATCCTCTCCTTAATGAAGTCCTTGTCAGCCTTGCGAGATGTGTTCTCGTGGGCCTGCCACAGCTGATCAATTCGCTCCTGCATCTCTGGACTCACGTCCTCCGATCTAACAATAACGCTGCTATCCCTTCCAATGATGATGCGCTCAGCTCTACCCAAGTGCTCCATGCCGATCAAGCTTAAGTCATCACCAGTCTGCTCGCTGAAGTACTTCGCACCAACAGCCAGGGCAATGTCTCCCATCAGCTCCTTCTGCTTGTACCCGAACTGAGGCGGAGAGATGTTGCACATCTTCACCTTGTTCTGCACCACGTTAGCCGCCAAGGTATTTATCACGTTCCCTGAACACGGGGCAATAATTAACAACTTCTTACCCTCGTTAATGATTGGTCTCAGCACACGCTCGATAGACAGGATGTTATTTATCTCCTGGTCACTCACCAGAACATAAACGTCCTCCATGATGCACTCGTCCTTCTTGAAGTCATTAATGAATAAATTAGAGGTGTATCCCCTGTCGATTTTGATCCCGTTTGTAAACTCGTAGTACGTCTCAGCCGTCTGTGAGTTGTTCGCTGTAACGATACCGTTCTTACCGACCTTGTTATACACGTCAGCAATAATCTTCCCAATCTCCTTGTCATTGTTAGCAGAGATTGTAGCCACGTCAGACAGCGTCTTACCGCTCACCTTTTTGGACCTCTTCTCAAGCAGCTTAATCACGTCGTCCGTGATTTTGTTCATGTGCCTAATCACCTCGCTCACGTTGTGCGTGTCCTTAAGCATGTCCATGCCGTTCTTAACAATCGCCTCAGTCAAGACAATCGCAGTGGTCGTACCGTCACCAGCCATCGATGCTGTTCTGTCTGCGGCCTCCTTCATCATACGAACCGCTAGGTTCTCAACAGGATCCAGCAGGTCGATACTCCTAGCAACCGTAACCCCGTCCTTTGTAACCGTTATACCATGTGTATGGCTTCGTGATTCAATAAGGACCGTGTTACCCCTTGGGCCCAGCGTACTCTTAACCGCCTTAGCGATAGTGCTTATTCCTTTTATTAGTTTCTCCCTTCCCTCCTGGTCGAAGATCAGCTCCTTTGGGCTGTAATTAAAGTCTGTCATATATTTGATTTTAGTATTGAATGGTTATCCTAAAGAATAACAAGAAGATGTTGAACTCATCATAAATGTATCCATCTTCAGATGGGTAGTAGTTCATTCCAATTAGTAATGTGTAGGGGTCGAATGTTAAGTCTATTTTCATTTGATTTGATTTTGATTCAGCAAATATACACATTTATTTTTAATTTTTAAAACAACTATATTTTGCATCCTTTGCTTAAATTATCAAAAGCCCATAACGGTTGAAAGTTAGTATGGTGGTTTAACAAAATAACACTTTCTTCGCTTTTTGCAAATGCTAATGGTATAATGTGATCTAGGTGCCAGTCGCCATAATTATCAAAAGACATGCCGTCTGTAAATTTATTTTCAATATAACTTATAAACTCTTCTATTGTGCATCCTAGTATTTTTTCTGTACTTGATGTTTTTTTAAATTTATTATCACCTCTTTTAAAGGCATTACCAATATTAACTCTTATTGCTAACTTTAATTTAAATATAGAATCTGTTTTTAATCTTTCTTTATTATACGTATTCATATACGCTTTTATTTTCTCTTTATTTTTTGTACGATAATCTAGACTATATTCTTTTGAGTAGTTTGGGTTTTTTAATCTCCAATTTAAAGAAAGCTCTTTCATGTTTTCTTTATTTTTTTCTCTGTACTCTTTAATTTTATAATTGTTTTTTTTACAATAATTAAGATCAACCTTTCTCTTGCATTCTTTACAAGAACTTGTTAGACCATCTGATTTTGTTTTGTCTTTTCTAAAATTATCTACCGACAATTCTATTTTACATTTACTGCATGTTTTCATTTTTGTTATTTAATAAAAATGCCCAGAGATTTTCATACTGTCTTCGACCTCAGTAATCCAATCAATGGGCTAATATTTTTAAGTTACATATTGTCGAAGAGTAACTACGATGCAAATATACAACAAATTATTTAATGTCAATTAATGTCATTCAATGTCAAGAAAAAAAAGAGTTTGTCATATAAAAATACCAACAAATATAAGGGTTGAAAAGAATTTGTGTCAACATGCCGATAATTTACCTATATACTCTTATATATAATTATATATATACTATATATTTTTTTTGTGTAAATAATAGAGGTTTTTTCGACATAGCGACACTAAACCTTGGGAAGGCTTATAAATAAAGAGAAAATTCAATGACAAACTTTTTAAAAAACGACATGGGATCGACACAGAATTAAAAAATCGACACAGATATTCGTAATCTGGGGGTTATATAACAGTTTGACGAGACGGGTGTGAAAAAGAAAATGACTTTTTTTTGCAGGGGGGGATATCAATTTCAAAATTTTGCTGCATTTTTTTGGCGTTTTTGTAGCCGACAACAAACGCTTACAAACGGCTATTACGTTTCACGTATGCAGTTGGTTTATATATACACGCACGCACGCACGCACGGGTACATTTATTCCACGAGTGAACGCCTTTGTTATACCACATATCAAATGTAGTATTGATATACTGAATCTATTATATGCGTTACCAAGTAACACGTGTATAATTGGTACAATCGGGATGCAATTAACGATTTTATTGGGACTCGCAAGGCAAAACACGTCGACCTGTACGCGATATGGTTAAAAAATCTTTGCGATAAACAAGCAGACAAGGAATAACAACAGTAGTTTTTCTTCATTTTAAATACATTTGATAATATTATCGATTTTAAGGATCCCTTATTTCATTGCTATTCACAAGTGTACAACTAAAGTAAAGTTGCATTTCAACGAGTTTTTGTGCATTTCATCGATTTTATTTGTGTACTTGAAAAACCTGTTGTATGTTTGTCCTGTCAAAATGAAACAACGTTCTTTAATATCATGTAAGTTATTTACCGAGGGCTAACCGACTTGCCTCATACTAATCTAAACCGACCCACAAGGCGACAGTGATTGTAACAGAGCAAGTGCAGAGTAACAAGTAGGTTAAGGATAACATAAACAGAATAACAACGCTATATGTATGCTACATTAATAAGCAAGTATAGTTGAGTAAGCATTCGAATAATGTAAGTTAGTAGGTCACACGTTACGCTAAGCAGTATGGTACACTAGACGATAAGTTAATAAATGTTAAAGTTTTGTTAAAATTTTGCATATTAAAAAAAAGCGTTCTACATTTGCAACATCAAATAACAACAAGTTGAGACCACAAACTTAAAAAGTGGCGGAAGTGGAAAACACTATAAAGCGGGTAAGTCTACTCTGGCGTTGAAACCGAAGACCTCGACCTCTCTAAATAAGAACAGGCGAGTAGCGTATAAGGATGTGTTATCCTTACTGAAGAGTCACAGAATGACGAAACGTTAAAAATAATCATCATGAATACACTAACACAAAAAGATGTACTTAGTATGACTAAGCAGGAAAGAAAAGAAAGGTTAGATTATTATCAAGACCTTTGTTGTAATACGGACTACATTACAAATGAAGTATTATATAGCGTGTATGCTAAAAACGTAGAGATATTAACACAAAAAATAGAGTACAATGAATACTAACAGACAAATATTAGAAAATGCGTTTAAAAACAAAACTTCGGTATCGTTTTTAATAGGTAGTAATTTTAAAGAAGGCAATGTAAAGATAGTAGAATTAAACACAGACGATGTTTGTAATAGAAATTTTACTTACGAAACTTCAAAGGGAGACAGATATAGTAGTTTTGAAAACAATATAAATTTTATTTAACATGGAAACAAAGGTAACATTTTCAGACATCGTTATAATGACGATATGGTGGGTAGTAATTATTTTATTTGCATTGATATGGTAGTAGGTTTTATAGCAGGTGTAGTAATAGTAGTAGCAATGATATTAATTATAAATTATATGGACTAACATGGAAGAAAGATATACAATTGAGGTATACAGCATACCTACAGCACGAATGTATAGTTGTAAGATAGGTAACAGAACGTTACATTCAGCGGACATACAGAACATACTGGATTTCATTTCAGAAAAGAAAACAACGCCTAATGACAAAGCGGTCATGGGATTTTATGAAGACAACCCTAACGGAAAAGATTAGGTTAAAAAATACTAGTACACAATGTAGAGAAAATTCTTTCACATTTATATTGTGTTAACAACCAGCCACTGTATAGTCACTGACTTGGTGTGGAGAAAGGTGCTTCAACCTGCAAAACGGTACATTCAGGGTAAACAGTCCTGATTTTTTTTAACAATTAAAATTTTTAAATTATGGAAATTACAAACGAGTACAAAAGTACAAGAAGTGGATTCACTCACGTGTCTAAGTTATACAGAAACAACGCCTTAGTATGCGAGGCAAAGTGCCACTACATAAACAGAACGTGGGAGGTATACCCGTTTCAATCTTCAATGAAGAAGGTATTAAGTATGGCAATTGAAAAAGAGATTGCAGAGCAGAAAAGATTTCAAGGAATCAAGAGACTGACTAAAGAAAAAAGACAGGAAATTATTAATTATTCATCGTGGATAAACGAACTAACTACTAAATACAAATCATTATGATATCATTATTAAAAAGAATTAAGTACGAACTAATAGAGGGTGCAAAGAACTCAGCACTAGCACTAAGAAACTAAGACATTATGAATACATTTCAAGTAAACATAGGCATGGGTAACAATACCCTAAGCACAGAGCAACTAGTAGACTTCTTTGCAGAGCATAAGAGGTTTAGATTAATAGCCTACACGTTTCAGTACGGGTGGTTTGAAGGCAAGCAAGAGGAAACATTTGTTGCCGTGTTTGAAAACTCTGTATCTGAGGGTAGCACGTTGGTAGAATTTGAATTGATATGCGACCTGCTAGAGCAAGAGAGCATAGCGTTACGATTAGAGGGAGGCGATGTGTTAGCATTCAATCCAAACTACAAGGGAGAGAAGTATAAATTTAACGATGAGTTTTTCATCAACTTAAAAGTATAGTATTATGAGACTAATTAACATTAACACA